GCAGCCGGTCCAGGCCGGCGTCAGTGCGGACGTTGAAGCCGAGCCGGTCCCAAAACTGCGCGCTATCCTCCGCTGCGATCTTCCTGGTGGCCTCGGCCAACCGGGATGCTGCGGCGATCCTTTGATCTTCCTGGCGCTGCTCGGGAGTGTAATCATCAGGCGGCATGGCATCCCCCTCGGGTCGGGCGGTTCGGCCGCATAGCGTGCAAGCGTGGCGGGGATGAGCCGCAACACGGGGTCATGGACCTTTCGAGGGCGCGCGGGATAGCGTGGGGTCAACCATGCGGCATGTTTTCCTTCGTCGTATGGGGAGGGCTGGGCGGCATTGGTTTCCAGCAGTTGCCGCCCAGCTTGCCGACTGACTAGGAGGTCAATTCCTTGACCGTCCACATCACAGCCTGTTCCAGCGCCGTCATGCCGAGCGAGGCGTAGCGGCCTGGCTTGACCTTCGTGAACAGGGCTTCCAGTTCCGCCGCCTTGCCTTTGATCGCGTCGTGCAACGCCTTTTCCTCATCGGCCAGCACGCGATAGGTCGGGCGGAACCGCGACACGGGTTCAGTCGTGCTGGCGGACTGGCGCGCGTCGGGCGCACCTTCGTAAACATGTGCCATCGTGAGTTCCTTTGCGGATGTTTAGACGACCGGCGGGACGTTCGGCACCGGCACGGTCGGATCAACCGCCGCGTTGGGATCGGCCGGCACGGGCGCCGCCGGATCGGTGCTGACGGTCGCGGGATCGGCCGGCGCCGGCATGTCGGACACCGGATCAACCACGGACGGCACCGGGTCGGCAGGCGCGTCCACGCCCTGCATGTCGGCCGTGGCGGCCTCCACCTTGGCCGTCAGTGCAACCAGCGTCGCCTCGGCGCCGGTGGTGTCCAGGGCCACGATCTTGGCGCGCAGGTCCGCCAGCTCGGCCAGCGTCGAGGTGTTCTGCGCGATCACGCGCTCCTTCATCGCGGCCTCGGCGGCGGTGAGGGCGTCAACCTTGGCGCTGAGGTCGGCGACGACGGAATTGAGGTGTTCGGACATGGCGTTGATCTTTCTGAGGATAGGTTGCGTGACAAGCAGGTGAAGCCGCTGCTGTTCGGCATCGGCATGGCGCTGCAACTCCGCAACGAAGCGGGTCGCCAGCGCGGCCAATAGGGAAGGGATCATCGGGTTGCTCCTGTTGCGGAAAATCGGCGCCCCGTGTGCCCTGCGTCACAGGCGCGGTCGCTGGCCGTTGACAAGCAACATGCGTGATGCACCAATGCATCATGATGAAGCATCCCAGGATCGCCTTCACGTCCACGCCGCCCCAGAAAGATTGGCTTGAGGTGGAAGCGGCACGGCTGGGCATCTCGGTTAGTGAACTCATCCGCCGCCTGCTCGATCAGGTGCGCGGCACATAACAACCAAGGAGACGGACGATGCGTGCAGCACTACTGGCGGCGGCGATGGCGTGCGGGCTGGCGACGGGGGCGGAGGCGGCGATTGTGACCGTTAGCGCGCCTTTGGGCGGGTTTGACCGCGATACTGGGATTGCCGATGTTCAGGTCCCATCCTTCAACAGGGCGCTGGGCACGCTGACGAGTGCCACGATCAACACCAATGCCTTGTTCTCCGAAGCGATCACCGTTCGGGCGCAAGGCGCCAGCCCTGCCCCGACTTCCGGGACCTTCGCTACGGTGTTCACAGCCTTCGTCCTGGGCACCTCACCCAGCCCGTCCTTCCGGGCACCGTCGCAGTCCATAACCGCTGCGCTGCCCGGCACGGTCAGGGCCAACTTCAGCAACAACTTCACGGTCCCGGCTGCGGGCGTCTTTTCGGACGGGCTGCCGGTGTTCGTCAGCTACACCGCCTTCTTGACCCCTACTGCCGGGCTGACGCTTGGCGACATCAGCTCCTCCGTCATCAGCGCCACCGGCACCGTGTCAGTGGCCTACGACTACACCCCCACTGGCACCGCCGTGCCCGAGCCGGTCAGCGTCGGCCTACTCGGGATTGGGCTGCTGGGCTTGGCAGTGCGGCGGCACGCCTTGCCCGCTACGCAAACACACTGACCGGATAGCGCCAAGCGGCAATCGTGCCGTTCGGCGCCGTCACCTGGACTTTCGGAGTGTCCACCCTGTTACCTACCAGCCCAGCCGTCCCGACCCGCAGCTCGGCTGTTTTGCCGTCAGCAGAGGGCACCACTTCGTAGCGCCCGTCCGGGGGCCACACGGCGCCGGCGAAGTATTCCGGTGCGGTGCTGATCGCCCATGTGCCGCCATTGACGAACGGGTTCACCCGGATGTCGTTGGGGACGTTGTAGACCTTGAACAGATCGGCGCCATAAGGCGTCAACGTAGCGAGCACCGTGCCGGGTGCGGCGCTCGCTGATACCCGGATGTCCTTCACTGACGGGGTAATCTGCAACCCGTCCATGTAGGCGTAGTTGTCGTTGCCATAGTAAAACAGGTAGTTGTAGCGGCCCGGAACCTCGGCCGGCGGATTGGCGGTGCCGCGGTCGGCGAGGTTCAGCGCCGGCGGCACTGATAGCGTCGTGCTGTTGGTTTCGGTCCAGCCACTGCCGAAATCAGGATCGCCCGCAATGTTGTATGCCTCGATCTTGGTCTGCGTGCCGGGGTTGGAGAAGAACCAGCTATTCCTGTCGGCAACGATCTTGCTGTAGGCCCCGTCTATGGTGTTCTTCCGGCCGAAGTGGGTGATGCCGCGTCCTGAACCGTTGTGCGACCCGTCGATGGCGCAAATGAAGAACGTGTTGTCGATCAGGGTCAACAGGTCGTGCCGGTCCCTGCTGTAGTCGTCTTCGCCGTAGCCGATGCAGTTCGGGTTCTGTTGCGTCGGCCCTTTGTGAAACACGTTCCGCGCCACCAGGTATGTCCCCAGCACGGGGATGTTGAGCTGCGCCGACGCGCTGCCTCCTGCGCCGTCCGCCAACGTGCTGTCGGTGATCGTGCCGAGCTGGCACCGGGTCTTGAGGCAGTGGCCGACGTTGTTGTTGTAGGAGAGATTGTTGGTATAGACCAGTTCATACGCATCAATGTAGGCGGCATGGGTCTGCCCCGAACCTTGAGTGCTGCCGCCGTTATTGAAGAAAACGCAGTTTTTAATCGTGATGCGGTTCGGCCCGCCGCCGCCTTCCATGCCGTTTGAGTTGTTGTCGAACTGACAGTTGTCCGCGGTCACGTCGCCATTGTTGCCACCGTTGATCCGCAAAGCCGTGCGCCCACCGTAAGTCCTGTCCGGTGCCAAGTCGCCGAAGCAGTGCGAGAAGCGGATGCCCTCAAATATGATGTCGCCGCCGTTGCACAGCACAGCCGCCTTGTCCTGGTTTAGGTTATATCCGAACGTGTAGGAGTCCGTCCGGCCGCCTAGGCGCGTGCGCCGACCGTTCGGCCCGCCGATGTTCCTGATACGGAGCGGGCCGTGCATCATGTCGCGGTAGCTGGTGCCGAAATCGTCGGCGAAGTAGTTGTCGTCGCCGCCGTCATCCAGGTCAATGACCCCGCCGGCATAGGCCGGGTCCGGCAAGCTATAGCCTGCGCCGATAAGCGGATAAAGCGTATCGAAGTGCGCGTGGTAATGGTCGTAGCCGGGCTTCGTGCTGGCGTTGCCGGGGCCGACGTAGACCTTGGCATTCGGGTTGACGAAGAACGCCACCGGCACGCTGAATGCTTCGCTGGCGGTGTTGATGCCGTCCGAGCAGGTCAGGATGAAGGTGTGCCCGTCCGCTCGTGCGGCGGGCTGCTTGACGAATGCCGTGGCACCCGTAGCCGTGTCGCAGTCAATCTGGCCGTAAACGCCGATCTTGCCGGCCGGGGAACTTATGGTCCAAGCCTTCGTGCCAGTAATGCCCGATGCAGTCGGCGTGCCAAGGCCGGGCGACATCATGTTGTTGTTCAGGTTCTGCGGTATGTTCAGCAGCTTGACCGACCCGGCCGAACCCGCCGCAATCAGGTTGCCCTGTGGCACCGGGATCGTCAGAGCGTCAGTGCGCGAAGTGCCGCTAGCAGCGTCGGTTGTGGTGACGCTGATGCTCTTGTCGCCCAAAGACAATGGGCGGCTCGTTGTTAGGTAGCCGTCGCCGCGCATGTAGAACGACGCTGCATCTGCCCCGGCGATGGCGTAGGTCTGCAAGGTGCCGGGGGCTTGGAAAATCTGCGTTGGCCCGACAGTTGCAACTCCAGCGCCCAGCACGGGATAGCCTGTTGGAACGCTAGTGCTGACTTGGCGCGGCGTAACAGTCAAAGGAGCCAGAACGGGAGCGGGCAGCGGCGTCGGATCAATTACGATGCTGTCAATCAGGGTGCCGCTGGGATATGCAGCCGTGCCAATAGAGAGCTGGCCCCAAAGTGCAGCCGGGTCCGCTGTGAGAATGTGGGCAACCTTGCCGTCCACTAGCAACAGGGCGGTATCGCTGTCGATTGACACGCCGAAAGAACGGGACGGAGATATGTCAATTTCGAGGAAAAGGCCGTTCGGCCCATTTAGTTCCATCTTATTGTTACTGGCAAGTTGCCAACCATAGCTGCCGAAACCCAAGTGGGCCGACTTGCCGTTCGTCCCGGCGGCATAGTTAACGGTCACGGTGCCATTTCCGACTACGCCGTTGCCGGACAAAAATGCAACGGCTCCGTCATTGGTGCCGAGGTTCAACGCCCCTGACCCTGTGAGCGTGATACCCGAGGTGTTGCCGTAAGCGTTGGTTAGCGCCTCGACACCTGTGGGCACTCCCGCCGCACCGTTAAACGACAAGGTGCGCGCCGTAGTAGCGGGGGCCGGATGAGCAGCAGCGTATGCAGCAGCGGCCTGTGCCAGCGTACGATATTCGATTGTCTTCACCAACGCACCAGCGTCTTGAACACGAATGCCAAGAAAGCCGTTAGTGGCGAACTCGGCATCAGACCCGCTAACGATCACGCCTTCGTTGTTGGCGTAAGTGAGCTTAGAACCCGACAGCGTAAACAACCAAACTAGCGAAGGGGCAATGGAGGAGCCGCTCGTAATGGACTTTTCATAATTGCCGCCGCGCAGTGCGCCTAGAAATGCCCCGTCTGTATAATAGCTGTCGGCGGTGGCGCTTGCAGCACTGGCACGAACCTGGAAGCCAATCAGTGCCGGGGACGCCAGTGTTACGATATACTGACCATCCGGCATCGCGCCTCCTAGCCACACCATTCCGCTATTCGCGGCTACAGAGAGGTTGCCGTTGCCATCAAGGGTCGCCGGAGTCGCCGGTCGGTTTTGGAAGGCCGAGAACGTCACACCCGTAGGTTGCGCCCCGGCGGCGCCCGCGAAGCTGGCGAGCAGCGTGGGGGTAGTGTTCGCCGGGGGAGGAGGCGCAGCCGCCACCGTCGAGTTGTTCGTCACCGCCCGGCCGGTGATCGCAGCAGCGAGCGCGGGGCTGGTGAACCTGGCGGCTGCCGAGAGCGTCACCACCTGCCCGGCCTGGGCGGCGCTGGCCAGCGTGCCCGTGCGGGTGGTGCTGGCCGTGCCAGGCGCGGTCCAGGTGACGCCGCGTGCCGTGCCGCCTACCAGCAGCGCCAGGGTGCCGGCGATGGTCGCGGGCTGGTTGAGCGTGAGGGTAAGGGTGAGGCCGTCCGCGGCGAGAGTGGCCGACTGGATCGTGGTCAGAGTTGGGGCGGGCGCAGGGGCGGGCGCAGGGCCGGTCAGCACCCCAGCGGCGACCAAGGCCGCGCGAAGGGCCTCTGCTTTAGCATCGGCGGCAGAAGCTGCCTGGCGGGCAGCGTCGTCAACAGGAAGCAAGAACATGCGCTTGGTGAATGCCATGATGCGTGACCTTTACTTGATGCCAAAATTACTGGAGTTCGGCGCCGGCTCAAAGCTCAGGGCGTCATAGTTGCCGTTGATGACAATGCTGTTCTGCCCGACGATCTTCCCGTCGGCCGGGGGCACAATGGTAATGTTGTTCGTGGCGGCGTCGCCCTTGCCGTCCAGGATCGTGACGGGCACGCCGGCCAGGAGGGTGACGGTCGTTGGCTCGTTGGCGGTTTTGTTGATGAACACGGAGCCGCCTGCGTCGCTGGCCGCGATGGTGACGGGGCCGGGGCCGGTGACGACGCGGTTGGTTGCGGTCGTTGAGGTGCCGCCCGGCCCTGCCGGAAGTGCAGATGGCGAAACTGAGTCGAACACCCGCGTTGCTGCGTCTGGCGCGGACGGGCGAGAGGTGACGAACTGGGTGCCCGCTGGCAGAGTTGCAGACCCGCTCAGCCCGCTCAACGTCTTGTCAACCATTGCCCTACCCCTCAACCAAGACGAAACCGAAATCGTCGTAAACATGCCCGCCCGCGCCATCGGCTAAGGCAGGCGGACCGGGAGAGACCTCCCGCAACCCAAGGGCATCCTGCGGAACGCGAGGGATGAGAGGCTGGATGGGCTGGAACACCGAGACAGTCTCAATCCCGCCGCCACCGCTTAGCGTCACGCTGAAAACTATGGCTGGCAGCGGCGTCGTTTCGCTGCCGCCGGCCACGGTCAGCTCCAACTTGGAGGCATCCCATGTTAGGTTGGCCACCCGCAGGGTCGGGTCGGCCTGCACGGTCACGCCTTCGATTTCGGCGTCGGCGTCTTTTACGAAGGCCGCCAGGTCCAACGTGTAGCGGCGCACGTCGCCCTCGGACTTGCTGGGGAAGGCCAGCCCCTGCCGCAGCCCGGCGCGGTTAGCCGGATAGGTCAGCGTGTGGAACGGCCCTGGCATAGAGAACCTCGCGCTAGACCGAATACCATTGCGTGGCGCTGATCTGCACAGATCGTGTCACGAGTAGGCCCGCTGCAATTTATGATGCGGTTTCGTAAGTGCCTTGCATGGTAAAGACCGTGTTATTGCTGATTGGAGAATTGCCGCCGGTGTAGCCTTGGATAGCCAGCATCGCAGACCCGGCTTGCACTGACCCGATCAGGCTGTTTGAACTTACCTCATCCCGACCTGGCATGATGGCCTTACCAAAAGATGCAAACGGTAACGTTATCGCTGTATAACCCGAGGCGGTCCCGACCGAAATGATGTTGACTATCGCATTCACGAACACGGTCCGGCCAAACTTCTTATAGCGGATGGCGCAGTTTGCGGAGGCAAACGACCCAGTGATTGCCGTGACCGGACTGGTCGTCGTTGACCATGCGCCGGCCATATCGGTGCTGCCCGTGCCCGCCACGTTCAAGGCCGCGAAGTCGTTGCCTGCAATAACGACGTTGGTGCCGTCCGCAATCAGGTCAGCGGTGAAGCCGGCAGTGCAGGGAACGCCGGTGCCTGCCGCCGTCTTGACGGTGAGCGTGAACGCGCCCGTGCAACGGTTCGCCACGATCCAGTTGCCGGTGTTCGGCACCACGATCACGGCGTTGGCTGCAAGGGTGCCGGTGATGAGCAGGCCGGCAGAGCCATACTGGGCCGCCGAGAGCGTGATCGTGCCCCCGGTGGTCGCGATTGTTACGACGCCGCTCTTGGCTGCAAAGACGAACGCGGTGCTGGCGGCATTCGTGCTGTTGTCGCCGACCGCCGGGGTAGGGAAAGTGGCGAACCGTTGCATGGCTAGCCGTAGATGATGCCGCGCACCGCGTTGGCGGCGATGACGCTGGTGAGGGTGATGGTGGCGGTGGTGGTGCTGGTCGCGGCCCAATCCACCTCAATCCCGGCTTGGTTGGAGATCGTGCGGCAGGCCACGCCGATGTCCTGGGTGTTCAGGCCGTGGTTGACGGTGAAGCTGGTTGCGGTGCCGTCGCCGATGACGAACGGGAACTTCCGCATCACGACGGCGGTATCAACCGAGACGGTGCCGGCGGCAACTAGGATGCCGCTGCCGGCCGCGGTGCCTACGGCGAAGGTGCTGCCGGTGAGGGTAAGGCCGTTGCCCGTCGTGTATGCGGTGGCGGCGCCGAACTGCACGATGGACAGCGCCGTGGTGCCTAGCGTGAACGGGCCGAGGGTCGCCAGGCGGAACTGCGTCGCGCCGAGGTTGGTCCCCTGTTCCACAAACCAAAGAGCGCCATTGTCGATTTCGCCGGTCGCCCCTTCGGTGGTGGGACGCGCCCAGGCGCCAGCAGCGGCCACATAGACGCCGTTCTGTGATGCGGTGGTTTGCGCGGTGAGCAGCACGCGCAGCCCGGCGGTGATGGTGATGCCGTCAACGACCGTGGTAGTGCCAGTCAGCGCCGCAATGTTGGTGGTGGCGACCGCGTTCACCGCAGGCTTGGACGAGATGCCGGCGGCGGCTGATTGGATTTGCCCGATGGTCCAGGAGTATTCCGCCGCTTGGCCTGCGGCGGTCGGCGCCGGCAGCCCGGTGAAGGTGAAGCCCGCGGTCGGGATGTTGGCGGTGGGGGCGCCGAACGTGCTGAGCGAATAGCCCTGGACAGTGGCGGCGAGGTTGTTGATCGTCAGCGCGAGCTGGGTGCCGGTGTGGTTGGCGCGCGCAGTGGGATCAACGGCAAGGGCCGCTATCGGTATCGTGCCGGACAGCTTTGATGCGTCGGCGTAAACCCAGGCGGTGCCGTTCCAAACCGCAGAGGCGTTGACGGTGGAGTTGTAATAGATTTGGCCGGGCTTGGGTGCGGACGGCGCGGCGCCTAGAACACCCAGGACACCGTTCTGCATCTCGTTTTGGTTGAGGTCAATTGAGGTGAGATACTTTTTCGCCATTCTGAGATATTCCTAAAGACAGGAGGCTTGGCCGGCGAACGGCGCCGAAAAGGTTGCGATGACCTGATTTAACGTCACGTATTCAAGAGAACCTTCAACCTCTTGGCCGCTGCTATCTATCACCACGACGTTGGGGTAGCAGTTGAGGTTATGGTTGATGGGCCAAACCGCCGCTGCGGGGTCCTGCCTGTAAGTAAAACGCAGTGCACTTCCTGCACCGCTTTGGGCCGGATCGGCTGGACCCACCGTCGCCGTCCTGCTGGGAACCGGGACGCCGATGTCTTGCACCGGCACGGAAACGCTGACGTTCTCCCGGCATCCGTTCACCAGCCGGAGGGAAAAGACGACCACGGGCTGATTGCCCGCCACCCCTCCCCAGAGCCGCAAGCGGATGATCTTGCCGTCGCACTCAACGCTGTCCGCTTGCAGCGACAAGTCGATTTTGACGATGGCCAGCAGGATCGTCGTGCCGGCGTCCGCAAGCCATGCCGTGCAGTCCAGGGCATAGGCACGCACGCTGCCCGCGTCCTTTGCAGGCCAGGCCAGGTTGCGCGGCGCGGACGGGCGCACCGGCAGCGATACGGCGTGGAACCGGCTCAGCATCGCGTCAGCCCTCTATCAGGCGGTCGCCAGCATCGTCCGTCAGGTATCCACCCGTGTCGTCAACCAGGCCCGTGCCAGCCGCAGGCACCGCGCCGCCGCCCGCCGCGATCAGCGCCGTCAAGTCGCGAACCAGGTTGTTCAAATCCTCCGGGAACAGACGGCCGGCGCGGAAGGTCCCGGTCGCGGTGTCGTATGTCGGATTTGCGGGGTCGTACACCGGCATCGCCGCAGCTCCTACAATCGCTCGGTGATCGTCGCGCGCCACCCGCGGGCGTCTGCGGCCTGATGGGGGTAGGTCACGCCGGACTCCGGCTTCACCTGGCCGAACAGGCTCTCCCGCTGCATGACGGCGCTGCCGGGGTTCGAGACGAACAGCACGTTGTTGCCGCGGCGCGCGTAGAGGTCGAGGTCCATTACCCGGTCCCAGACTTCAGCCGCTTTCACGCCGGATAGGGACAGGTCGAAGGTGCGCTTGACCCAATCGCTGCGGGTGACGACGCCGCCGCTGCGGGTGGCGGTCTCTGCGGACTGCGACACGCGGCCGGGGGCGCTGGCATAGTCGAAGTTGCGGACGGGCTGCCAAGCAGGGCCGGCATAGGCCAGGGGGATGTTCAGGAAGCCGTCCGGGTTGTCGGGGTCGGTGATGTCGCAATAGACCTGGCCGCCCACGATGCCCGGCGGGGCTGTGGTGACGGTCTGGCCGTATCCTGCCACCACGCCGGCCGGGAAGGTCCCGCCTTCCCAGGTTTTCACCAAGGCCGCGGTCCGAACCACCCATCGCGTCTTTGCGGTTGCGGTCAAGTTGGTGCGGAACAGGCCGAATATCCGGCAGGGCGTGTCGGTCGGCAGGTCCACCTGGATGCGGACGGAGGTGCCTGGACACTGAAAGCCTTGATCAGCGGAGCCTTGGTCGTTGGCGAGGTTGGTGGCCGGGAGGGCGGCTTCTTGGGCGCTGGCCGTGATGCGGCCGAAGGTGAAGCGGTTGGGCCAGCCGATCAGGCAGTTAGCCATTGGATCGCTACTTGACCGTAACGGGCTGACCGGACCCGGCGCTGCAAAGTTGCCCGGTCAGCGCCGCGGCGCACGTCGGGATGCCGGACAGGGCCAGGATGCCGCTGCCCTGCCCTGGCATTACCACAACGTTTGACCCAGGGCTGCCGGTATAGATGACGCCGTTGCTGCCGCTGCCGGACTGAACGATGCCGTAGTTGACCTGCGCGCCCGCGCCATCCGGGCGGACCGCCAGCGCGGTGCCGCCGCCGGTGTTCAGGACGACCCCGGCCGTGCCCTTGCCGTTCAGCCCGATTGGGATGTTGGCGTCTTGCCCGTCCGCGCTCAGATAGGGCGGCAGGCCCGCGGCGGCTGGATGGACGGTGATTGCGTTGGCCGCGCCAGGCACGTTGGCAATGCCGAGCAGCGTTTGCCCGCCGTCGCCAAAGATGCTTGCGTTGCCCTTGACCGACATGCCGCCGGATAGGTTGCGTGTCGTCACGATGTTGCTGGCGCCGAGGTCAATCACCGCGCCGACGCCAGGCTCCACCCGCATTCCCAGCACGGCGTTCAGCGCGGTATTGGGGCCGAAGTCCACGGCGATACCCAGCACGCCTTCACCGTTCGCGCCGATCCAAGTGTTGTTGCCAGCCGCAGTCCCGCCGGGCAGTTGCCGCAGGCGGATGCCGGTGGCCTGGCCCGGGTTGACGCCCGAGCCGATAAACAGGTCGCCCATGCCGACGAGGTTCTGCACGTCGGTCAGGTCATAGGCCGTCCAAGGCACACCAGCCGCCGCGCCGGCCCACTGCGACCAGTGCATCCCTTTGGCAGTGACCTCCAGCGCTTCTGCGATCCGCACGCCGCCTTGCTGCGTGGCCACTTCGTTGTCGGTCAGCCACAGCCCGTTCAGCGTGTAGCCGGACCGGGTGACGATGCCCGATGGGGCCTGCTTGAACAGATGGTTGGCGGCGACCACCGTGTTGTCCTGCAGCGTGACGCCTTCGGCGTATCCGGCCTGATAGGCCAGCGCATCCCCGTAGTACTGCACGCTGTGGGAGATGGTCGTCTCAAACGTCTCCGACAGGCTTAGAATGCCGCAGCCCGTGGCCGGCACCGCCGCAGCGGTCATCACGACCCGGTTGACCCTCGCCTTCCAGGCGCCGTCAAGCACCACCGCGCTGCAGACCGCCCCGCCTCCAGCGGCCGGCGGGGCTATCTCCACGTCCTCTACCAGCACGCTGCCGCGCGAGCTGCTGCCGACGTGGGGATACGTGACGCGCAGGACGGCCCGCGTGCCGCCTGGCGCCGCACTGGCGACGGTCATGTCCCGAAGCGTCACCCGCTGGCCGATGCTGGCCTGCACGTCCAGCATCACGCCCGACGCAGCGGCCGATATGTTGGTGGCGCCCGGCCCGTTGCCCCGAAGGTCCAGATTGCGCCCGCTGCACGCCGTCACGCTGCCGTTCCAAGCCCAGTCGCCTGTCACGGCGATTCGCAGGTTGCCCGGCACGGCCTGGCACAGCCGGGTGAGGGCTGCTGCCGCATCGCCGTTGTCTGCCGGCAGCAGCCAGTCCAGCAGGCTACGCACCTCGGCGGCACGCGCCATGGCCGTCCGCATGGCGGGGCTGTTGGACGCGGCGTAGGGGGCAAGGGGGAAGGTCGCGGCGTCCTGCTTGGTCCCGATGGCCGCCTCAATGTCGCGCTTCATGGCCACCGACTGACCAGCCGTGGGCAGGCGCCCCGTGGTGCGCCCGCTTTCAGCAATCGTCGGCACCGTCTGCGCCGATGCAACGGAAGCCGCCACAGCAAGCAGCCCGATCATCCATCTCATGTGGCAGACCCCCCTGATATGTCGCCGCCGAACTCGTCGCCGGAGAAGTCGCCGGCCTCAATGAACGGCGACAGCATCGCCACCGCAAACGTCACGGTCCCGTCGTAGGATCGCGTCTGCTCCCCGAAGATCACGCCGACCCTGCCGAGGCGCAGCAGCCCCAGCGGCCAGGTCAGCTCGACGGCATCCCCGATGATAAGGGCGGCGCCTACCGTGATCGGCACCGCGACGGCGTAGCAGTCGGGCCGGTCCTGCCAGAGCGCCCCCAGCCGGTCCGCCAGCGCCTGCGCGTCGGCGGTCGCCAGCAGGTAAGTGTCCAGCGGGGCAGGCTCGCCGGGCTGGCCCCACGCCGCCGCCACGGCCGGGCCGTCCCAGGTGGCGTAGCGGGAGGCGGCGGCCAGGAATTGCTTGCGCTCGGGCGTCAGATCGCCGTTGAAGTCGCTCGCCTGCACCTGATGGTTGACGCCCCAGCCGACCTGCCATCGCCGCGGCGGCGGGTCCAGGGCGGCGGGCAAGGCGATGGGTGCGACCGACACGACGTTGGACGGCCCGAGCCGGGCGGCGGGCACGGCGTCCGGCAGGGGCGGCGACAGCACGAAGGCGCCCAAGTAGCCGTCGCGGCCTGACAGCAGCCGTCCGCCGACCGAACCCAGCAGGCGCTGCACCACGTCCAGGCCGCGCGCCGAGCCGTCCGCGACGTGGAAGCCGGCCAGCCATGGGTATGCGCGGTCCAGCAGGGTGAATGTGCCGCCATCCAGCAGGTCGGCGTTGCAGGCGAGGTCCGCCAGCAGGACGGAGCGCGCCAGGGCAACCGCCGTGGCAGGCCCGGTTCCGGTCACGTCGGCAGAGAGGGCGCGCACGGGCTTGGAGCCAAGTTGCAGCACGCCCAGCGCGTTGCAGGTGCGGTAGGCGCCGGGCGGCGTGGTGCCGGCGTAGAGGTCCGCCACGTCGCCGGCTTGCGCGAACACCGGGGCACCGCCCTCATACAGCGTGACGAGGCTGCCCGGCCCATCGGTCCAGGCCCAAATGTTGGCAACAGGGTCCACAAGGCGCAGCGGCACGTTCGGAACGGGCAGCGCCAGGGTGCCGCCACGGGTCATGGGCTTAGGTTTGCCGGCCAGGTCCGGCGTGCCGTCCAGCCGGCCCGTGCCGCCGTAGCGCCGGCTTTGCAGGGGCTTGTCGCCCAGGTGGGTGAGGTCGCTGATCGGGATCGTCAGCACGTCCTCGCCTAGCAGGACGGGGCCGGACGTGCAGAACAGGAACGGGCGCAGGTCGTCATAAGATGGATCGGTGTAGATGCCGCGGCCGGGGTCGTATGTCTTCTGGCCGATCTTCAGGCGCAAGTTGCGCCCGCCGATGTTGCGACTCTGCACGAAGGCGTCAAAGCGTCCCCCGAGGTTCACCAGCCGGATCGCGCCGAACGTCGCTGCGTTGGTGCCGGCCGGGTCCAGGCTCACGCGGCGGTCTATCTCAAATGCCTGATCCAGCACGCCGGGGTAGGCCACCACGCCCATGGAATCGGACGGCGCGGTGCGGTATCCGAGGTCGCTGGCGCGCAGGACGGACGTGATCCGGGTGGCTGGGTCGTAGGCGTCTATCTCGGCCACGAACAGGGTCGCCGCACGGGCATCATAGACCGCAGGGGGCGCGTTGCCGCCAAGGTAGCTGCTGCCGAGGTCAAAGTCGTCGCCCAGCGTGAACGGGTTGGCGGGCATCAGGCCGCCCTCGCCTGCTGCTGCAGCTCGCGGCGGACGGCAACCAGCTCAGCCTTCAGTTCATCAAACTTCGCCGCCAGCGTCGTCGTCTGATCGCGCGTGGCGGCCAGCATGGCGCTGTTCGTGAGGGCGTCGCTCGGGGCGCTGGCGATGGCCTGGATGGCGGACAACACGGTGCTGTAGTCGCTGGCATAGCCCTGGCCAGAGCCGTTCACGCCGCGCGACGCCGACAGGAACGCCTGGCTGTAGCCTTGCAGCTTGGACGCGCTGTTGAAGTCGCCGGCTGCGGCGGCACCCTGGACCGCCTGGAACTGGCCCTTGGCCAAGTCGTATTGCGCCGTCGCCGACAAGGGGCTGTCCGCGCCGGTTTGCAGGCTGCGGGCATAGTCGGTCAGCGAGGTGATGACGTTGCCGACGCTGGACTGCGCTGCGGCCAGCGCGTTGTTGGCGTCTGCACCGCCCTTGGTGACGATGGCCAGCCGCTCCTGCTGGTGGACCGTCTCCAACTCGCTCATCCGGTTCTGGTAGTCTGCGGATTGGTAGTAGCTGTCCCCGAAGAAATCCACGAGCTGGCGTGCGTATGCCTTGCTCTCCTGCGCGGCCTTGGCGTCGTAGCCGAGCAGTTCGGCGCCCTTGGTGTCCCCGGACAGCGTGGCTTGCCGGGCGCGAATGCCGGTGAAGGCGTCGTTTGCGGCGTCCTGCGCGTCGCCGAACGCCCGCGCGGCGGCCTTGCGGGCGGCGGCGGCCTGCTGCTCGTTCGCAACCAGGTCGGCGTTCATCTTGGCCTGGACTGTCAGCCGCTCAGCCGCCAGCGTGCGATCCAGTTCCAGGGACGCGGCGCGGTAGCTCTTGACGGCATCGGGGGCGAACTCGCTGCCGTAGATGTCCTTGTATTGCTGCGCCAGGGCTTGGCGCTGCTGGCCGCCCTGCAGGTCGAACTGGCGCAGTTGCAGCGCGGTCGTGTCCTCCCCGCGGGCGGCGGCGCCGCGCAGCTCAATACCTGTGTTGGACAGCAGCAGCGCCTTGAGCGCCGGAGCCTGCAGCAGCTCGACCGCCTTGGCCTGCGCCTTGGTCAGGCCGTCCGTGGCCAGGCCGTAGGACTGCGCCTGCTTGATCGCCTCGGCATACTGCACCCCGACCGCACCCAACTGGGTCATCAGCTGCGAAGTGGACTCAAACACCGGGTTCAGCAGGCTCGGCATGGTGCCGTTGACGAAGGTGTTAACCTTGGCGATTTCGGCGTCCAGGGCCGCCGTGTCCGCATAGGTCTGCCTTGGCAGGGCGTTGGACAGGGCGGTGCGGAGGTCGCTTGGCGGCCCGTTTGAAGCCTGCAGGTCCACGCTGGCAATCTGGATCGCCGTCAGCTTCTCGCCGACCGCCTTGAGGTGGATACCGAGCGCATCCAGGCCGGACGCGAAGCCGGCGATCTTGAGCAGCTCGGCTTGCAGGGCCGTAGGGTCCGCGAACGACATGCCCGGCAGGTCGCCGGCCTTGGCGACGGCATAGTTGGACCCGTCGTTGGTTCCGTCCGTGAAACGCAGCCGGTTGAACAGCTCGGACGGGCTTTTCGCGTCTGGATGATCCGACTTCAGGAACATGTCGCCGACGTTACCGATCTTGCCGGCGGTGTTGGCGAGCTTCAGCCCGGCCACGTCCAGGATTTGGTTCACCCCGGTGGCGAAAGCGTCCACAGAGTCCTTAGCGGCCTGGGCGTTCTCCACCTGCGAGACCGTCTTGCCGCGCAGCAGGCGACCGTCCGCGGTGTTCAGCTCGGTGGACTGGTAGGGGTTCTTCGGGTGCGGGGTGAAGAACGTGCCGACGATGCCGCCTATGGCGGCACCCAGCGCCGTGCCGACGCCGGGGATGATGCTGCCGATGGCTGCGCCGGTCGCGACCAATGCCGCGCCCGTGTAGTTGCCCTGGATCAGGTTGGTGACGACGCCGATGCCCGCCCCGATCACGGGGAGCGCGCTGCTGATGCTGCTGATGCCGGACGTGATGGCCGACGACGCCCCGGTGCTGAACCCCACGCCGCTTGCGATGCTGGCCGTGGCCACCTGGGCGGACGTGGCGACGCCCTGGATGGCCGCGCCGCCCACGGTGCCGAGCGAGTCCAGGGCGATGTTCGTCGCGGCCGATGCGTTGCCGAAGAAGCTGGTTGCCGCGCCTGCAATCCCGGCACCGGATAGTAATCCGCCACCGGCCAGGGTTTGGCCGGCAGAACCTACGTTTGCAGTTCCGAACCCGCCCGCTGTGCTGGCGGCAGAACTGCCGAACCCAAGGAAATCCTTGACCCCAGACAGAATGCTGCCGCCGGATACCGCATCGGCGCTCTTGGCCAGGCTGGCGACGCTGCCGAGCTGATCCAGGACGCCGCCACCACTGCCGCCTGCGATCTTGCCGCTGGCGTCGGCGCTTACGCCCTTGCCGCCAAACAAGGAGGCCAAGCCCGCGGCGGCGCCTGCCAGCCCGGCAGCGTCGCCGCCGGTGGCCAGGCCGGAGCCGCCGCCAAGGTTGCTTAGCAGGCCGCCCACCTCGCCCAGCACCGGCGACGTGGTGCCGAACAGGGCGTTCTTGAGCGGGTTGATCGCGGCCAGCTTCACGAACTCCGACAGCAGCGCGCTGACGACGGACTTGCCGATGTCGCCCAGCTTGACCATGGAAAGCTGCCCGGTCGCCATGGCCGACGTGATTGAGTTCGCAATCGTGTCGAAGGTGCTGCTGACGAAGCCGCTTAGCTCGTCCATGACGGACTTCTGGTGCTGGAACGCCGCCGTCGCGTCCGCCGTGCGAGAAGTCAGCTCTATGTAGTCCTGCGCCTCCTTGGGCAGCACGTCGCCGAACCGGCGGTGCATGTCCTGCTCGGCCTTCATCACGGCCAGCAGCTTCGTGCGCTGGTCGGCATTGAGGCCGATGGTGCTGGTTTCGGCCTGGATGTAGATCAGATTGTCGCGGCCTTGGGCGTTTTGCTGGGCCACGCCGGCTTCCGCTGCGGTGCGGGCCACGTCCTTGTAAACCTGCGTGAGCGCGGCCAGCGCCTCGCTCTGCTTGGCCGTATTGCCTGGGAACAGCCGTTGCACCTCAATGAACGCCTGCTGCTTGGCAGTGGCATCCACGACCGATTGATTGCCCTTGTCAAAGGCAGACGCCATCTCGGTGCTGTTGTGCTGCGTCGTGGCCAAAGAAAAGGCGAGACGTTCCGCTTCCTGCGACTGCTTCGCCAAATATTCCAGCGTGGCCTGCTGCTGCTGCGCCGTGCCGAACGGCAAGCCGGCATTCACGGACACCTGACGGCGGGCTTCAATTGCCGCCGCAAGCCCTTGCTCACCCGCCGTCATGCCTTGCGTTGCGCGCAAAGAACTGGCAGCGGCGCGCTGGGCCTCTGTTTCAGCGTCCACGTTCTTATAGCGGGCAGCAGTCAACTCTTGCGCGCGCTGGGCCAGTGCCTGGAACTCGGCGCTGTCCTGCTGCCCCAGCGTGATGAGATCGCCCATCCGCTTGCCGGTCGCATCCAACTCGGCGGCGAGTTTCACCTCCGTGAAGGCTCGCGCGTTTTCAGTCGCCTTTGCCAGCGTATCGGCCAACGCACGGGTATCGTCCACCATCTGCGGAGTTGCCGCTGGCAGCCTAGAGATAACGCCGCCCGCCCCAGAAAAGCGATCCGCTGCCGCAGCAGCAATCGGGGTAGTTGCGCCGGGGTTCTTGGGGTTCTCAAATACGCGGTTATATTCCCCGGCAGCCTGGGACGGGCTTTGCGTAGCCATCCGATCCCACATCGCCTTGAACGATGGGGAACGCGTGATTTCGCCCATTGTGAACGAAACTTGTTGGGCGACGCTAGCCTGGTCCCCTGTTGCTACTCCGGCGGAAGCGGCCAACGCAGTTGCCCGCGGGCCGTTGTGCTGCCACAGGCCAACGCTGGGAAGGCCGTTGCTGTCTATTATGCTGGCGTTTGGCCGAAGCCCGCTCTCCTTGAAGGCGTTCCCAAGCATTCCGGCAATTTGGCTGTCGTTTGCCTGAAACTGTGTGCGAAGAATAGTGGCAATTTCGGTCGCTACTGCGTTTGCAGAAACGGAAACTGATGCTGCGCTATCCGAGGTCGTGTTCCGTCCCAACGCAGTAGCGGCTGGCCCACCCCCCGTTCGCCCGCTGCTAAAAATGGCATCGGCGTCCTTTGCGGACAGACCAGGCCCGAGACCCTTTAGGTTGTTCCAGCTATCGCCATCCTTTGAGGACAGGCCAGACCCGATGTTCTTAAAGGCATTCCAGACAGCAATCAGCTTCTCAACGAGGTAGGTCGTGTCTTTGATCGCCTGCGCCAACTCCCCGACGAGGTAATCCTTGGCTGGCTTCCATCCTTCCGTGCTGGACGTGACAGTGTTTCCCAGCTCGCGCCATGCTTTCGTGACCGGGTCAACATCGTTCGCCGCACCCTTGGCGACGGCGCTAATTGCGGCCAGCGCAGCGCTGAAAGCCTTGCTGCGGTCGCCGCCCGCCTGCGCTGCGTCAATGTAGCGCAGCACGTCCGGCGTGAGGGTGCGAAAGCCCTGTTCCGCCAAGGAATGCGCTGCCTTGGAGGTGTCATCCATCAGGTCGCGCAGCGTCTTTGCGCCGGATGCGGCATCGCCGCCCATCGTATGCCCCAAGTCGGCGGCCAACCGGGTCAGCTCCTCAAGATCGCGGGCCGTGCCAGAGAAATACTTGGCCCCTGCAAGCCCCTGCACAGCCTGGGTTGCTTCCTTCAGGCCCAAACTGGACGATGCGGCAATCCTGCGAGCGGTCGCGTCAACCGTATCGGCCAGCCCAGCATAGCCCTCCTGGGTAGCGCGGAGCGATGTCCGTATCTCTGCCAGACGACCTGCGCTGCTGATCGCCGCAGCGGTAACGGCAGCGAAAGCCCCAACGACGCCGACTGCAAGCAACGTCGGCAACCCGCCGATACCGGCAATCATGCCCCGGAAAGCATCGGCAGTACCCTTAATGCCGGTGCCCATCGCGAGCTGCATGTCAACGACTTGGTGGCCCTGCTGGATAAGCGTCGTGAAGATCGGCTGGCCGGTCGCGATGCCGCTGATCCCCTGCACGAACTGGATGCCCATATTACGGGCCGATGCGGCAGCAGCCCCCGTGGACTCGCTTAACTTCTGCGTTGCAGCAGCGGCGGGAGCAAACCGCTGCTCTATCGCATCGCCCTGCGCCTTGGCCCTGGCCGCGTCCTGATCGCGCAGCACGCCAAGCCGCCGCAATGCCTCAGCCGTTTCCGTCGCCGACGCGCCCTGCGCTGCCATGGAAGCGGTCAGCGCCTGCGCCCGCGCCTGGTAGGTGCGCTCTATGGCCTCAAGCCGAGCCGTCGCCGCGGCCTGGCCGTCAATCTTTTGCGTTACGCTGTCGGCCGAGGGGCCTCGACGGCGTATGACCTGATCGCTGGCATCCGAGGATGCTGCGGTCCGATCCATCGCCGCCGCCAGCTTGTCCATGGCGGCAGCAGCTGCCTGCGCGCCTGCCGTAACGCCATCCTGGAACTGGACGGATAGGGATTCGACAGTCGCTGACATGCGCCTGCCTCCCAACCCAAAAGGACAAGCCCCGAAGGGCCTAAGCGGAACGGTCTAGCCAGACGCCAGACGCAAGTGTTCCGTGGTCAAGAGTATATGCGTTGCAGAGCGTTCGGGAAAGCCCCTATCGCGGGCTAAGGATCAGCGCGGGGTAGGTCAGGGCCTGCCCCGCCCGTGTGTCGCGCCGTCCGCCGTGCCGCTTCAGCACGTAGCCGCTCGGCAGCAGCAGGAAGCTGCGCTCGGCCTTGATGCTGGGATACGCGCGCTGCACCGCCTGCCGCGCCGCCTCCACGATGCCCGGCGGCACCCGCATCCGCATCGCGCCCACGTCGATCTTGCGCGCATAGGGCTGATCGTTCGTGACCATCACCTCGGCACTTGCCGGGATGGCGGTCAGGTCGCTTCCCCAGCGCAAGCCGTTCACGGCGACGAACCACGACTTGCGGAATCGGCCGGATTGCACGGGGCTGCGGGCGATGCAGTAGCCCAGCGCGAACCCTACAGCCTGGGTCAGCAGGCTGAACTTGTATTCTATGACACGCCGCGCCGTGGTTTCGGCCGCACTCTCGCGTCCATCCACGAAGGTGCGCCAAGATGCGGGCGCCTGCCCCGTCGCCACCAGATCGTCACGCAGCCGCCTTGCTTCCGTGGCGAGATGCAGTGACAGCGCAGCCGGGGATAGCGTGCGATCCGCGAACACCCGCACCGTGCGGGCCAGACGCGTTGCGGCCATCACCCTTGCTCCCATCGAGACAGCTTAGCGGCAACAGGCTCGCTAGGAGGTGCGGCCTCTTGCGCGGCCCAGTGCGCCAGGAACTCCCGGTCCATCGCCTGCACCAGCGGCACGACGAACTCTGTCCGGTCGTCAGGATCACACCCGGCCCGGTCGCACCACGCTTGGATGCTTGACCAAGGGATGGGAAGCGGCCGGGACTTTAGGATCATGGCACCCATCGGGGCGGCAAATCCTGAGAGGGTGTAGCCGCGCTCTGCGTTGAGTTCGTTCCAGGCTCGCCAAGGCGTTTCAGCCCACGGCAGCAGATCGGGCACCGAAGGGCGATCCTCGTCCGGCAACTCGGCCAACAGCAGCTCGCGGCCCGCCCATGCCAGACCGTGGCTTAGGCGGGCAATGAGTTTCCCTCAGCGACCGCGGTTTCCTCCTTGCGATCCGTGCCGACCCGGCTGGCGGCACCGATGGCCAAGATCAGCAGGCCGGTGCGTCCCTCGGGGTCGGACAGCAGATCGCGGAACTGCTCGACGGTGACGGCCACGCCCTTGCTGGTGAGGCCGCGCACGTCCATGACGCAGTGCGTCGCAGTGGCCTGGCCTTGGCACCTGTCATCGGCCGATGGCGGCAGCGTGTCGGCGCTATACATGGCGTCGCCAGGCTGGAGCTTGCGGTTCAGGTCGCGTGCCGCGTGCCGGCGGAGCGCGTTCAGGGCATCACGATACTTCGGCGTGAAGCCGCGCGTGCGTATCTCAAAGGTGTTGCCGCCGTCGCCGACCGTGATCCACTCGCCATCGCGCACGGCGTCGCGGTCTATGATGAAGTCGTTCAAGTCCGCCATCGGGTATCCTTGCCGGGGTCATGCCGGGGTTTCGGGAATGATAGGAACGCCACCCCCGACAGATGGCGCCCCTGCACCGCGCGGTGCCCTCCGGCCTAAGCTGGAAGCTGGATCAGGCTAGGGCGCTGAACCGGTCAATGCTAATAGTGCATCCCGCTTCACTCGACGGCGACCCCTCGACGGATACGCTGGCCATCAGCATCTTATTGCTACCAGAAACCGGAACGCCGCTGTCAAACATAATGATGCTGTTTGGCATCGTGAAAACGTAGCGGTTCCCGACCTGATCTCCATAATGCACCGAGTAAACACCCTGCGTTTCCGCGCGGAATGCATCGTATAGCAAAAAGTCGCGCACGGCAAATTCCGAGCGACTGTTCGCCATAAAGGTGCCGCCTAGCATCCCCTGAGCAAGAGCGCTACCGAGGAAGTATTCACCGGCTGCGCCTTCGTTCATCAGGTCAAAGCCTGCCGAATTGACGCCTGTTCCAAGGGGCGCATCGTTCCAGAATACACCTTTGAAACCGGCTATCGGATCGTAATCGCGCGTATTGGGCGCCGGGATAATACCACCCGTAGAAACGTCCGTCAGGCCCCTCATTTCTTGCTGCGCCGTCACGTCGAAACTGGCTTGCAAAAACTGTCCAAGTGAAAGTGTGAGACTTCCCTTAGTAGCGTAAATTCCGGGATAACGGAACCATTTAGTCCCCGCTGGGTCAAGCCTTTGCTGCGCAAAAATGGACTTGAAAAATTGTCCATTGCGAAGGTTGCTGAAGCTGATGCGCGCCGTGGTGCCGGCCGGGGTTTCCGCCACGGGCACGAAACCGATGGGCGCCAGCACAAGGCTGCTGCCCGACACGACCTGCGCCACCCGGTAAAAGCCGTTGTTCACGGCGTTCGTGAAGCCGTTCAGCTTCAGAACCTGGCTGACAAGGATGCTTGCGAACTTGTCCGCCGTAGTGCTGGTCAAGACACCGCCAGCGCCAAGGGCGATATCGCCGCCGACCGCCACAATCACGGTCGGCGGCTGCCAATCGCCGCCGACCACGGACGATAGGAAGTCGTCAAACTGGCTGGCCCGCCCTGTTTCCGAGTAGAACACAGGGAAAACGATGCTGCCGCTAGCACCCTCTTGCGTTGTGAGCGCCGGTGCCGACTGGCGGTCGCCGCGAATCTCGGGCGGACGGGTGCGGGTTTTCTTGTGCGCCATGCTCTCGGACAGAATGCGCATGGCCTGGAAGGTGGAAGCCGGCGCCGTCGCCCATGTGCTTTCCATCGCGTAGGACATGGCGGTGTTAGTCGTTTCAAGAGCGGCTTGATATGCCGCCACCGAGCCTAGAGGCATGTTCGTGGTCCTTTAATGAAAAAGGCGCCACGAGGGCGCCGGTAGCAGGCGGATGCCGGAGCGTCCGGTTAGGTTTCGTCCTTGGCCTTCTCAGCCTTGGCCGCTTCCTTCTCAGCCTTGGCGGCGGCACGCGCCTCAGCGGCTGCGGCTTCTGTCACCAGCGTGTCCGGCATTTTGGGCAGATCATCCTCGCCAGCGCCGACGCCGATCACGGGCCGCGACTTTTTGGCTAGCGGCTCACCGTCCACATGCGTGAGCTGCGCCGTCTGGCCGGATATGAGCGCGGGCGCCATAGAATCGGTCATCGTCTGACTGCTGACGGCAGCGCCGTTTTCGTCAAGAATGTCATAAGTTCGCATGGGTCTCTCCTAAGTCGAAAGGGTCTGGACGCGCCAATCGGCCGTTACGGAAGTGCGCCAAAATGACCCGTCATCGGTGCCAGGCCCGCCAGGGTCGGCATCCACTCGGGTATAGCGGACGGGAGATGCCGATGCCCCCCGGAACATGGCCTTGACCTGATCCACAATGTCCATCGCCGCATCCAGCCCGGTGTTGACCGGCACCAGCACATGCACCAGCGCCTGGCCCTCATCTAGCCACGGCACCGTATCGCCAAGTTCAAGGCGTTCGGCACTACCGCCAGTCATCTCGACCAATACCCAAGGGCGCGGCGGGGCCGGCGGCTTAAATGTCGTGTTGGGCCAACCTACCGGCAGGACAACGCCGCCCGATGAAAGCTGCGCCGCATCCACGCGGGCTTGCAGGTCGGCCCAGACCAGCGCGTTCGCCATTAGCCGCCCCGGATTTGGACAACGTGCATGGCGGGCACGCCGCGCAGTTTGACGGTCTCGCAAGACTGCACGGTTGCGTAGGCATCCCCGATCAGCACCTGGTCAGGCCGGGTTGGGGCATCGGGGTATCCAGCAGCATCAAGGGCGGCCGGGGCAATCCGCATCTCTCGGTCGCCCTGCTGTATGTCGTCCACCAGCTCTTGCGGTCGGTAGCCGCGCACGAAGGCGCGCACGGTGGCGACGTGTGCGCCGCGCGTGAAGGTGACATCCTCGCCTTCGCGCTCAATCCTGGCGGCGATGCTGGCGACGGTGGGCATGTCAGGACCGCAGGTTGCGATAGGATTGGAGCAGAGAGGTCGCCAGGGCCGGCAGCCCGAACGTGCCCGGCTGCGGATCAAAGTAGGAAGTCGTGCCGATCCCCTGAACGGACTCTGACCGGATGGTGGGGTCACGCCCCCCTGGCCCCGTGCTGAACCAGAGCGCACGCACCATCTCAAGGCACGCGCGCTCTATGGTCGCAGGAAGCGTCGGATTGGTGCCCCCAGGCAACACATAGCCCGCGGTATAACTCACTACCGTTTGGAAATACCCCCACCCCTGGCCATAGCCGATGCCATAGGAGCCATTCTGCCCGTAAGTGTGGCGGTGCAGTAGCCCGCTGCCTTGGTCAAAGGTCCAGTCAGTCTCGGGTAACTGATATTCCCCGCTCGCCACTGATGCGATCTCGGTCACGGGGATGCGGGACAGCACCAACGGGCCATCCGCACCGAAGAAGGTTTCTTCCCACGACGCTTGCGCGAAGGGGCGCCCGCAGAAGGCGACGCAAGCCTCGCTGGCCTGATCAATCAGCGCCGAAATCCGTACGTCGGCAACGCCCAAGTCAGTCTGCGCGGCAGCTAGTGTCGTGAGCTGGGTTCGCTGCGGCGGCGTGACTAGACGAAGCATCAGGCGGGCTTCTTGGCCTTGTCGAGCTGCACCGACGGCGCGGGCTGCGGGGGCACCGGTTGCGGCGCAGATGCCAGTGCCGCACGCGCAGGGGCAACAGGCGCTAGTGTTTCGGGCGCGACGTTTCCGAAAGGCGCTGCAAGCGGCGTGGCAGCGGCCGGCGCCCCATCAAGGTCTTCGGCACGGACGGGCACTGCCATGCCGCTACGGCGCAGGCTCTGCGCGTGATCGGCGTCCGTCTCAAACTCCTCGCCTGCCTGTGCCACTCCGTCTCCGCGCACCGTGCGGATGCGATGGTTCTGGAACACCGTCAGCGACTTCATCTTTATCATCTCGGTCCCCCTAGTGAAGCATCAAGCCGAAGCGCCGCGTGACGCTTCGGCTCAATGATGGCTACGGGGCGGTGGCGAAGGTGCCCTTGACCAGCGCCTGCGGACGGTAAACCGCCAGGCCCAGGCGCTCTTCGGCCAAAATCGTCACCATGTTCTTTACGAAGTTGTCGCGATCCTCGGTTGAGATCATCACCGTGGCATCCTCGCGGTCGAAAATCTGCGCCGCCAGCAGCATCGCGCCGGTCAGGAAATTGTTCTGCGGCATCGCCATGGACTCGGCGACGGGCAGACCCCACAGCCGCGCCGATCCAGCGTTCTGCGGATCGGTGAAGATGTAGCGGTTCTGGGTGTCCTTGGTCAGGACGATGTTCGTCCAGTCCACCGGGTTCAGCACGATGCCGGTCGCCGGGTACAGCGCCAGCGTGGTTTGCAACATCGCCAGCCGCAGCTTGTCGATGTAGGTGGCGTTCTGCACCGTCACGCCGGCCGGCGGTGCATAGGCGGTTGCCTGCGGCATGAGGCCGAGCAGGTTGGCGCCGGTGCCGTCGCCCAGCAGCAGGGCCAAGTCTTCGGCGTAGCTGAGGCCGTAGCGCAGCCGCCCGTCAATGTAGCTCTGCAGCATCGGCGCGTCGGCCAGAATCTGGCGGGAGGCCAGCACCCAATGCGCGATGGTCCGCACGGGCACGTTCTGGATGCCGAAAGACATATCGGATTGCGGCTTCAGGGTGCCTTCCGGCACCATCGCGGCATTGTTCGTAAAGACCGTCTCCTTCACATAGTCAATGCTGGCGCTGTTCGTGGTGCCAGGCATCAGGAGCTGGCGCACTGTCATCGGGCGGTTCGGCAGCATGATGATTTCGGGCACGCGGGTAGCCGCCACCAGCGCCGTGGTGCTGGAGGTGCCTGCCACGGACGCGGAGGTGATGTTCTTCACCTCCACGGTCACGCGGGAACCGGCCCGGCCGCCGGATGCGCTGAACGCCTTCACCTCCTCCGCGTCCACGACCATGCGGCCGATGGACTTATGCTCAACAGGCTGATGCTCGCCGCGGCGCTGCATCTTCTGCTCTAGGTCGGTCAGGCGGGTGGAGATGCCGTTCATCTCGGCCAGAGCCTTATCGGCGTTGGCCTTCGTCTCTTCCGTCACCTTGCCGAGGTTCTTGATCTCAGTGTTGGCGCCTTCGGCAAACCGCTTCACCTCATCCGTCGCCTTCTTGAGGTCCACGGCCAGGGTGCCGATCTGCTGCTCGGGCGTGGGATCGGCATCGGGGGCGAACACGACGCGCGCACGATGGCCGAAGGCGTGGCCATGCTGGGCGAACAGGCTGAGGCCGATACCGGGCAGCGCCGCGGCGATAACGGGACGGGTCATGTGCGTGGCGCTCCTAGCGCAAGGTGGGAAGATTGAAGCCGGACAGTCCGCCAAGTTCAGCAACCAGGGTGGCGGCAATGTTTCCCTGGCCCTTGCCGCCAACTGGCGGGGTGGTTGCGAACCGCATGGCGGCAATGTCTGCGGCCTGCTGCTCGGAGAACCCGAAGCCCTTGAGTTCCATCTTGAGTTCTTCGACGTTGGCCGGCATCGCCTTCATGCCTTCCGGCATCCGCTTGCCGGTGATGGCCTCGTGAGCGTCCATCAGGTGTGTCAGCAGCCCGGTACGCTCCGCAGCCGTAGGGCTATCGCCGCCGGCCATTGAAGAGCGATGCAGCAGGAGAGCGGATGCGACGGCGTGAGCGGCCTTCTCCTTGTCGGCTAGCGCCAGGACGGTCTTGATGCTGTCCACCTGCGCCCGCGAATTGCTCGGCGCCGTGACCAGCGAAACCTCAAACAGCCGGTCCAGCGCCTTGATCTGCCGCCGCGGCTCGCCGGCCTTCTTGCCGATGATCGCGTTCCCGGCACCCACCCGGTAGCCGATGGAGAGGCCCTTGAGCGCCCCGTCACCTACCAGCGCGCGGATGCGGCGCCCGTGATCGGTGTCCAGGGCGCTGATCCGTCCCTTGACCCGCAGGCCCTTCTTGTCCTCGACCATTTCCGTCCACACGCCATCCGGCAACGTGCTGCCGCCCAGCACCGGGCCGTGTTCGACGTACATGGTCGGCATCGTGCCGGCCGACTTGTGCTGAGCTAGCGCGGACGCGAAGGCACCCGGCAGAATCACGTCGCCGTGGCTGTCCTCGTTTCCGAAAACCGCCCCATAGCCCTCAAGCTCGCCCGGCTGCCCGCCGGCACTGGTGTCCGCCAGCTTGAGTTCCATCGCGGCGACAAAGGTCTCTTCGTCCATCACTGCCTCACAGGCTGTTGCGCCGCGGATTGCGACTGCGGCGGCGGGGGGTGCCCGAACCCATCGGGCGTTTGAGCGGTGGGCTGCTGGCCGAGCTTGCCCAGCGGCACAAGATTGCTTTGCACGGTCAGCGCATCGCCGCCGTCCATTGGGGGATCGTTCTCTAAATCGCGTATCTCGTTGCGCGTCTTGAGGCCGTTCTGCGAATAGACCGCATACAGGGCAGCCCGTCCGGCGCTGTCCGCGCGCAGCAACCCTTCGACGTTGAACTCCGCAAAAATCTTGGCCCGTTCCTCTGGCCGTATAAGCGACATCTTGACCCGCTGCTCTATCCGCTTGAGCCACGTCGAAAGCGTCAGGGTCAGGAACCGCAGCATCTGCTGCTCAAGGGCCGAGCCGACCGCATGACCCCCGCTTGAATGCCCGATCATGGACGGGTCAACCTGGAACCAGCGGCAGATCGTATTGACGCTGAACTCGCGCGTCGCCAGCAATTGCGCGTCATCCGGCGACAGGGACAGGGAGTTATATTTCAGGCTCCCCTGCAACAGCATCGTCTTGCCAGTGTTGCCGCTGCCCCGGAGCTGTTGCAGCTCGGCCTTGAACCGCTCGCGCTGCACGTCGTCCATCACAGCGCCGCCGGTCTCAATGAAGCCGGACAGGTGCAGGCCGTTGGCAAAGAACTTGCCTGCTGCCTCGTCTGCCGCCATCGCGGTGCCGAGCGACGAACGCGCATACTGGATGACCGACATGCCCAGCAGGCCGTTCAGCGACCATCCCTTGATGTGGAACAGGTCGTCTTCCGGTATCTCCTCAATCTGCGCGTTGTATGGCGAGTAGATGTAAAGGATCGAACCGTCAGGCTGGCGACGCGCGTTCACCCGCTCGGGAGGTATGGGCGTGAGCGAAACCACGTCCCCCAGCGCGTTCTTTGACTTGATGGCAAAGGCATTGCCCCATAGCAGGACACAGGCAACCATCGCCTCCCAGAACTCCACCCCCGTCATGTCTGCGTTCGGTTGATCGTGAAGCAGGGTGTAGAGCGGATGATCGGCGGCCACGCCGCGGTTGCCCGTGCCGTCGCGCCTGAACACCATGAAGGGCAGCGTCGCAATGGTCTGGCTGATAAGCCGGACGCAGGCCCACACCGCATCAAGTTGCAGCGCGGTGTCCACCGTGACGTTCTTGCCCGATGCGCTGTCCAGTCCGCCGGACACGATCCGGGCCAGGGCGGGATCGGTCGTGTGGAAGCTCCGCATGTTCAAGGGCGCACCGCTGGCGCCGGGCGTTCCCAGCGCCTTGGTGAGCCATTTCCACATCAGACGACGATCAGGTTATCCAGGAACGCACCCACGTCCATGCGCTTGATCTCGGGATTGCGGCTCATCAGGGCGACGGCGTTCAGCATGGCCATCAGGGGATCAATCTTGGCCGAGCCGGCGACTTGCTTCGTGATGGTCACGGCATTCCCTCTTGGCTCGACCCTGGCGTTTCCTACAGCCCAAGCCATGATCGCCTGCCCGCCGTGGCGCAGCGTTCCGTCCGCCAGCTTCCGCTCGGCCGTCTTGATGGAGCCGACCATCTGCCAGCCTTGAGGAATGCCGATGATCCGATCAGCGCCGTGGATGTGCCTCTCGGCCAGTGCGTCCACAATGGCCCCGATCCCCATCGGGTCCAGCCCGACGCTGGCCAACAGTCCCATCTCATCCACAGCAGCGATCCTGTCCGCGATCTGCTCGATGTCCTGGCCAACACCGTCCACAATCGTTAGGTCGCCAGCCCGCGCCATGTCGCGCAGGCGAGGCGCCTCAGACTGGCGACGCTCCAAGACGACCGGATGCGCCCATGCGTGACCCCAGTGCAGCCAGTCGCGCGTTACCCGGTCCCGACCCAAGATTGCCAAGCCCAAGAGGTCGTCGAGACCGCCGCCGTCCACGCCCGCAACTACGACTTCCGAGCGGGCCAACAGTTCGTCCAGCGTCAAGGCGGGATCACCCTGGCTTTCCCAGTAGTCAGCACCTGCCCATCGGTCCGACAGCAGCGACAGACCGACTTCAACATTGAGGTGCTGCGACGCCCATCGCTGCACTTCCTCTACGCCAAGCTGTTCAGCCGTGGCGAACTCCTCCACGAGCCGTGCCACGGTAATGGAACGTCCGGCGTTTGGCGTAACCATGTGCCAACACGCTGGGTCGCGCCACCGATCCGGCGTTTCTGCTATGTCACGGGGGAACTCATACAGCACAGGCAACACCGGACCCTGCATCGTGCCGTCCCGAACGGCACGGGCACGGCGCAATTCGCTGCGGAACACGCCTACCGCGGATTGCTCGGACTGCGTGGTGATGAACACACCAAACGCCTCGGGTTGTGCGATCATGCCGCCTCGAAGTTGGCCAACCGCGCTAGGCGCCTTCGCCGACTTAGATACGACGTGCAGCTCGTCCACCAAGAAACCGGTCGGCTTCTGACCGGTCAGCACATTCGGATCAAAGCTCATCACCTCCAACGTCGCGCCGGTTTCCCTGTGCGTGATCGTCTTGAGGTGGGTCTGCACCTTCATGCGCTTGGATAAGTAGCTATCCAGGTCTATAGCGCCGCTGCACTGATCAAACGCCAGCTCGGTAACGTCCTGCGTGGGTGCGACGAGCAAGAACTTGCCGTTGGGCCGCTTGTTCAGGATCAGCGCCGTCAGCATGAGCAACGCGCTGTAGGAGGTCTTGCTGTTCTTCTTCGGCACAAGGGCAAACACCTCGCGAATGTGTCGAACCCGCGTAGCCTCATCCCAGGAACCGAACAGCGCCCGCACGATGTCGCGGAACCAATCGCCGGAAGCCTCTGCGAGCGTCGGATTACCAGGCACGTCCGCCAAGCGAAGACGGTTGAAGATACGCACTGCACCTTCTGCCGCCACCATGTTCAGCGGCAGATCGGGCACCAAAGGTTTGCCGATGCGGATGCGATCCTGCCAATCTGGACAGGACAGGTCCCATGTCATCAATTAGGCCGGACGGCGGCCAGATCGTCCTCCCAACCCGCGTCCTCCAATACACGAGGATCGTCCTCAACGCTCTTCGGGGCAGGAAGCGGAGCCAACTTGCGATGCACGTAGGGAGCAGCCGCTTTTGCTGCCTCAAACCGGAGGGCGGGCGGAACATCCGGATTGGCAACTAGCGAAAGAAGGAAATCCAACGGCTGGATACCGTCTAGAATCGGCTTGTCTATTGATATGCTTAGGTTCTTGCTGCCCTTTGGCCGACCTGCGCCGGGACGCGCTCCGCCTCTCGGCATGGGTTCACCTATGAAAGGTATCAACGGGGATCAACGGGCCAAAATCTCTGCGTGAGCCTAATGCGGTTCCAAGGGTATCGGCGTTTCTGCCGTCATACCCCCCTACCCATGCGATGAGCGCAAACCATGCGGAAGATGCAAGGCTGGCGCGCGGTCATGCGTCACGCGCGGGCGTGCCGCGCCAAAACCCTAGCAGCCCTGACAGCCGCCGTTTTTAGACCGTGACACGATCCGCATAGTAAACGAACATTCGCCGGGTCCAGAGCGCTTCCGCCGTCCTTCAACTCCCGCACATGGTCCCCGAAAATGCGGCACCCTGTGCGCCCACAGTCCTCGCACTGCCTGCCGCGCCGGGTTAGCAGGTCGGCCATTAAGCCGCGCCACGCCGCCGAGAGGTAAAATGGCTCAGCGACCTTGTCCGGCACCTTTGCCGTAGCGGCATTCAGCACGGTCATCCGAGGGGCCAGGTTTGTCAGCCTGGATGGTGTCCGACGCTGCGCCATCAGAGGCCACAAACAACAAACCCGCCGCAGTTGCCTGGGCGGGTTACAAGTGGACGCAAGTGTTCCGTGTGCATGTTATCGTGCGTTCTCACGCCCTTGTCAAGGGTCATTCGACATAGCCGTAGGAGGCTAACAACTTGTCCACCCATGGGCGTGCCCCGTCAGCCATCCTACGGCATTCGGCATTTCGCATCTCCTTGATGGACGGAAAGAGGGCTATGGTCCGATTTGTAAAATTCGCAGCCAGAGCGCCTTTCCCGCGCCCGCTCCCCTTCACACCAAGGAAGCAAAGCCTTCCGCACGTTCGGCAGGCATACTCCTTGGTAACGGTGATCTCGCCAACGTCAGCTTCGTAGTCGCCGCATAGAAACATGGTTCATCACTCCTTCGGCAAGCCAAGTAGGTCGGCCAGCCGCGTCAGCGCCAGTTGGAACACAGCGATGAATCGGATACCTGGATGCCCGGCCTGGCGCTCCGGCGTCCAGTCGCAGGCGCGATCCACCATCGAAGCCATGTGTCCCGGCAGTTGCCGCAGGAGGTGGCGGTGCCACGTCCTGGCGTCCCAGCCCTCGGGCACCAACGGATCGGCATCATCGCGCTCCTCGTCATCGGGGCCAGGCATAGGCATGACGGGCAGCCTAGCCGTGACACTGCCCGCCATTCCCGCCATGCGGGAGAGCCGCAGCATGACCATGCCGGCGCGTGCCTGGCGGTCGGATAGCTGACCGGCCATGGACATGCGCTCGAACAGCGTGGAAGCGTCCACGCGCCGCGCGTAGGTCGGCGTTGCCTCGCGCTGGCCTGCGCCCCGCAGCGTGCCGCCCACCCGCTCTATGGACGTGCTGCGTGCATGGGCTGCCGGGCCAAGGTCCATGCCGTGATCGGCGCCGTCAGGACCGGCAGGGCTAGGCGCAATCAGCGCCAGCACGCGGGCGCGCTCAGCCTTTCGATCCGCCACGCGGCCCTCTCGCATCAGCATCATCACCAACAGCCCTCCCTTGGCGCGGAACAGGTCACGGCGGAACCGTGCCACGTACTCGGCGTCGGGTCCGTCCGGGTCAACGAGGCAGGGGCGTGCATTCAAGGCGGCGGCCCCGCGTTCCCCAGCTCCTCCACCAGCCTCATGCACGCCCGGCACGGCGCGGACTGGCGCTGCATCAGCCGCCACACGGCAGCCACGCCCAGCCGCCAGCCGGTGCGGCGCTCGTCGTGGCCCACGTCGCCACCGGGGTGGGACAGGCCGATGCGCGCGTCTGCGGTCATGGCACGCGCTCCGCTCCAACCGGGAATGGACAACCCAGCGCCACGATCAGATTTGCAACTCGCGCGTGATCCTCATGCGCGGCGATGCGCTCGTTGATGGCGCGTTGCATTTGCTCATCACTGACAAGATCAGGCAGGAGCCGGTATCGCGCGTAGATTTGTACCGCTTCATCGGCGACCGAGCGCCGCCACACTGCGATGGCCAGAATGTCCACGGTCTGCATCATCCGCCCCCCGCCCCAGCACGTGCCCGCCCAGCCCGGTCCCGCCGCAGCGCCGCAGCATCCGCCACCCGCGCGTTCGCCTGCCGCCATACGGCCATGCCGCCTGGATTGGGGATCGGCTTGATGGTGGCGCCGTAGAGCACCAGCACGTCGCTTGTGTCCCGCATGACGCACACGGGATCGGGCAGCGCCTGGCAGATGGTGGGCGGCTGGAGCGCGGTCACGTCCCATAGGGCGGGGGCGGCTAGGAGGGTCATGAGGGTGGCTAGAGTCATGGCTTGCCCAACGTTTGCAGCATTTTTGCTACAAGCCGCTCAGTTTCCAGCCATTGCTCCAGCAACGCTCGCATCCCTTCCGCACTGTCCAGTTTCGCCAGTATCTCAGGAATGGTCATCATCACGCCGTCGCACAGGATCGCTGCGCCATCCTCGCACACGCCCTCGGTGTGCCGCCCATCCTCGATCACGCCCGGCGTCCGCGCTACCGCCACGTCACCACCGCCCTCCGGTTCCCCGCTCCCGCAGGATCGCCCGGGTCGGCCAGCTCCGACGCGCCGAACGCACGAGGCAACAGCCGGTCGGCCGGCACGCCCCGCACGATCAGGGCACGCCGGACCGCCAGTGCACGGGCCTCGGACAGCCGAAGGTTGGCCTCTGGATCGCCCGATGCGTCGGCGTGGCCGGTCGCGATCATCACGTGCGGGTGGGCGTCCCGATAAAGCCCGGCGGCCAGGTCGAGCTGCGCCTGGGCCACCGGCGACAGGGCGTGCGAGCCGGATGCGAACGCGATGACGAGCCGGTTGTCGTCTGGGGCGGCGGCGGTCAGCGCGAGGAGGGCTAGGACGGGGATGCGGCGCATGGGGTGGCTCCTGGTTGGGGGTTGGTATCGGGCAAGGCAGCAAGTCCGTTGCGGATGCAGCGGTCCACGATGCGCTTGATTTCCGCACGTTCGCGCTCGGCCAGCGCCGCCAGCTTGCACCCAAGGCACTCGCAACCGCGCCGATGCCCGGGCACGCTCGGGGTCGGCGGCAGGCAGCGCGGCACGTCGGGAGCGTCGGTCATGCGGGCCTCGCGTCGTGATGATTATTTCCGCCGCACGATGCGAATATGTGTTGACGGCATATACGCAGCACGCTACATATAATCCACCGGACGGCGATGGTGCCCCGGCGGACAGGATGCAGACCATGGTGACTTTCCGCGATTTCGTCGGTGCGGCTTACAGCAAGGGCAAGATCCAGAACCTGACCATCGCTGACGGCCCCATCGGCCAGCGCCCTGCCGATGAGGTGCTTGCCGAGCTGACGACCAAGGCCGTCACGCTGGTTGACGGCATCGCCAACCTCAAGGCGATGTCCCCCGCCGAGCGCGAGGCCGGCACCGAAGCGCAGCGGCTTAATGTTTGGCTCAAGGGCCTGGGCGCCGACAACAGCCGGATCGTCGCCGCCATGACACGCGCACAAGCCCGCGTCGCCTAACCCACCCCAGCCGGAGCAACGACGATGACGCAGCAGATCAAGACCACCGGACCCCGCACCTTGGCCTACCGCTACATACCCGGCGCGTTGGGCGACGGTGGCAGCCTCGACAACGGCGCGGTGATGACCCAGGAGTTCCGGCTGACCAAGAGCCGGGACAGGCGGCTGGCCGAGTTGCAGGCCGACCCGCGCATCCAGTGGGTCGAGGCTGAGAACTAGCGCGCCGATGGTGCCCGCCGGGTAATTCCAGCGGGCACACTCTCGGCAAAAGCCGGGCTTTAAGAACTCGACATGTTTCGACCCACGCCCTTGCGGGCGACAAGCAGGAGCTTGCCATGACGACGCCTGATTCGTCCACCCCCAAGCGCCCCCGCGGCCGGCCGCGCCGTCCAGATGCGCCCACAGCTTACGAGCGCGTGCAGGCATCGCGGGTATCTCGGCGCGCCGTGACGATCGAACTGCCCGGCGACGTGGCAGACGCCCTGGACGCGCTGGCTCGACAGCACGGTGATGCGTCGCGTCCAGCGTGCGTGGCACGGCTGATACAGGAAGCCGCACAGGTGCCTGTGTGAAATCCTGGTAGGGGAGTAGCGCCCCGGTGCCCAGGACGGCCCTGGCGGCGCTCCTGTGCGGCTGGCGAGGTGCTTCAGTGGCGGGGGTCATGGGCGCTGCTCCCCGCATAGCGCCAGCACCTTGGCGCGGGCATCGGGGTCGTTCCGCGTGCTGCCCCAGGGTTGGCCGGTCAGCACCCACAGGGCCTCGGTCCAGTCCAGGCCGCCGCGCTCGGCCAAGCGCCGCAGGGTCTGCCCGTGGTTGCGGCCCGCCTGCTTCTCGTGCTGGGCGATGACGGCCCACGGGATCGTCTGGCCGCCGCTGCCGATGATCGGGAAGCGTTCGACGTCCATGCCGCTCACCGACCGCCTCCCGCCGGGACCGCGCGCGCGGGGTTCGGGGCGGCGTCGCGTGCGGCGATGACAACCCGCGCATCATCAGGGGTCACCACCTTGCCCGAACGGTCAGGACCTCTGGCGATGCCAGGATGCCTGTCAAGCACCGCAACCAGCTTCAACAACAGCTTCGGGTCCGTCTGCTTCCAACCATTCGGCAGGTCAAACAGCGTCCAGTCGCCGCACCGTGCGATCTCGGCCGCCACCGGCATCACCGCAGCGACGGTGCCCGCCAGCCGGCAGATGGCGGCGCCGGAGCCGATGTGCGTCAAGGTCCAGTGCGTGCGCTCCGACGGCTTGGCCCAGCCGTCATGCGCCAAGCCAAGCCCGCCCAGGACGTAGCCAGAGCGCGTGTCAGGGCCGTTGGGCATGGCGATCCAGAACGTGCCTGGCGCCCAGGTGTCCCCGCTCACGATCCCGCCCTCCGTAGGTCCGCCAGCGCCCGCGTCAGGTCCGGGCTGGCGCGCTTGGCCGCAGCGACGTGCTTGCTGATGGGCAGACTGACCCACGGCTTGCCCACGTCCGACGTGACGGTTTCGGTCGGCACCAGTTTGGCCCGGCGCAGGAACTTCTGGGCGGCCTGGACGGCGGCTGCGAGGGTGGCGGGGGTCATGGCCAGCCGCCCCATGGGAGCGACACGGGCGACCCAGGCGGCACGGGGCGCACAGGCCCTGGCAGCGACGCGATATGGGCCATCGCCTCCACGTAGCCCGTGCGCAGCAGCGCCGTGATGAGACGGCGCATGTCCCCGCTCACGCCCGGCCTCCCCGGTCCGTGGCGGCAGTGTTGCGAGCGGGTGTTCCTGCCAACGCTGTGCCGTGTTCCGCGCAGACCTCGCCGCCGTCAACGACCGGTTTGCCGCAGAACCAGAACTTGCCATCGCCGTGGCATGGCTCCAGGCACTTGCCCACGTTCGCATCCAGGTAAGGTTTGCGGGTCCGGAGCCAGCGCGTGCGGAAGGCCGCGTCATCGCTCATGTCCGCTCCCCCGTGGCGGCGGCGGGGCGGGGTGGTGGGATGGTGTTCATGCTGCCCTCGCTTCGCGGATGGCTTGGTCGAAATACGTCAGGAACCGAGGCGGGGCGTAGCCTGGCCGACTCGCAACCCGTTGGATTGTCGGGATGATTTGGCCGTGCGGGGTGTAGCCCTCGCGCAGCAGCGCAATCAGCGGGCGCCAGTCCACGGCCCGGTTGCGACCGTCCATGCCGGCTGCATCGCAAACCTCTCTGGCAACGAGATCAAGGCAGTAGCCGCCCACGGCGGGCCGCTTGACGCCATCCCGATCCGTGCCCCAGCCGTCGCCGAGCGCCTCCCACGCCTCGGGAGGGTCGGCCAGAGTCGGCATGGCCGGCGCGGCGCGCATTGGGTCGCGCAGCGCGCGGGAGGGAGGGACTGAACGCTGCTTACTTTCTTCCTGGTACTGGCTATGGCTATGGGGGTTAGGGTCGGACTTGCGCGCATGGTTAGGGTCGGATTGCCCGCGTTCGTTAGGGTCGGACCAGTCTTTACGTGCCCGCTTGTGGTTACAGGCAGCACACGCGGGTACTAGGTTGTTGTCCTCGTTAGAGCCGCCATCGCAAATTGCGACCACATGATCGCAATGGAAGAAATCCACGCCCTCATGTTCGCGCTGCAACGGCCTCTTGCACCAGTGGCACAAGCCTCCGGTCTTGTCGAAAATGCGTGCCGCTTTGGCTGGATTGTCGCTTGGCCTGAACCGGCGCACCCGCTCTTCCTTTGCAACGGTGCCGCGGCGGATATTCGGGTTGCCGCCAAGTGGGCCGAACCTCTTCCCGATGTCCTGCTTTTCGGCCTCACGGCGCTCATCTCGCACCATGCGCCGGCTGTAGATCGTGCCAGCGTCATCCAGGCTATACACGCCAGCTTCTTGGAGCTGCGCCAGCAAGCCGGCGACTTCACGCTCTGTCCCGCCCAGCAACGCAGCAAGCCGCTTGGCCCCCGCAGGCTTCCCACTGATGACGAGGTGCCCGTAAGGCTCAGCTTCGTGCATGATGGTCAGCATGTCTATCCAAAGGCCGCGTGCGGCATAGCCGCACTCACGCAGCGAGAGGTCGGACCGCCAGTCCGGGGCATAGAACTTGAACCATGGCGTGCGGCGTTCACTGGCCATGTGCAGGCTCCGAAAACGAAGTCGTTTCGCCATGGAACAGCAGCGGGACCGTGCCCGGCGCACCGTCGCGCACCTTGGCAAAGATCAGGTCCGCCTTCCCGGCGGCGTCCTGCCTGGCGTGTTCCCACTTGGTCCGGCGGTTCCCGAACTGCTCGCGCGTCTCGGTAGCGAGCATTTCCGGCTCGCGTGCGAGGTAGTACTCGGCCCGATAGACGAACCCCACCGCATCCGCATCCTGCTCAATGTCGCCGGACTGGCGCAGGTCGGAGAGGCCGGGTCGCTTATCGTCCCTGCCCTCGACGCCGCGGTTGAGCTGCGCCAGCAGCAGCACTGGGCAGGCGAACTCCTTGGCGAGCCGCTTCATGGCTCCCGAGATACGCCCGACCGCCCACGTAGCCCCCTGGCGTGCGTCGCCGTCATCGGGCCGGACGATGTGCAGGTGGTCCACCATGATGAGGCCCAGGCCATGCCGGCGCTGCGCCTGGCGGGCCTTGAGCGCGATCATGGCGGCTGTCAGTCCACCGCCGTCCTCTATGGTGACGGGAAGGTTCGCCAGGTTGCGCCGGGCCTGGATGATCTGGTGCGTGAATGCCCCGTGCCGGCCGCGCTTCAGCAGGCCAAGCGGCACGCCGGAAGCTGCTGAAAGCGCCCGGCGCCCCAGCTCGGCACCGGACATCTCCAGGCTGATTTCCAGGACGCCGACGCCTTGCCGGGCCGCGGCCAATGCCATCTGATGCCCGATCGCGCTGTTGTGCGTGACCGTGTAGCCGTCCGTCACGTAGAGGCTGGATGGGTGAGTGACGGTGATGCACTGCACCGGCTCGTGCCCGGTCAGCTCCACGCTGCTCACGGTGAGCCGGACAGTGGCGTTGTGGCCCCGCTTCGCGCGTTCCGATTTCCGTGCCAGCAGGAACAGGGTTTCAGCGTGCGCGTGCCTGATGCGGCAGACCCACGCCTTAGCGCCCGCAACCCGCTTACCCCGCACCGTGCAGAACGGCGCCTTGCTGACGATGGAGCATGTCCCGCCCAGGGAGCGCACCAAGTCGCGCACGCCCTCCGCAAGCACGAGGCTGGCCGATGTGAAGCGCACGCTGCCGTGCTTCTCGGCCCAGCCATCCGTGTCCATCAGGCCGCGCAGCAGATCCAGCCGATCCTGCCGGGTTGCCGCCAAGTAGCGTGCGGGGATGAACTTGTTGCCGCTGTCGGTTCCGTCCAGGCCAAGTCCGGCAATGATCCCAGGAAGGGTCGCCGCGCTGACGAACTGGCCAAGAGCCGTTCGGTCCAGCCCGCCTGATGTGACGCTGTACGCGTAGGAGCCGACAACCCGCCGGATTTCCATGCCGCTTGCCAGCCGCGCCGCAACAGCCGCCACGATCTCGGGGTCGGCGGACGTGATCCGCGTCGTTGTCCCCCGGAAGCTGCCGTCCCCGAGCATCACGCCCAACACGTAAGCATCCAGCGGCAGATCAACGGAAGCGCCGAAGTGGCCCGATACGAGGTCAATGCTCAGGCGGTTCTTGTAGCGTGCGCTGCCAAGCATTGAGCGCAGTTTGTGGGTGCTGATGACGAGAGGCCCGCTCCACTCCCGGTAAGTCACCCGCCATAGGTGATCGCCGCAGACCTTGGTCGCCCGGCCATCAGCCAACGTGACGGTGAACACGTCGCGTTCGCCACGAGGGTGGACAGCCATGATACGCGACGGGGCACCGTCAACCGATGCAAGATCGTCACCCATGCGGAGGTCGCCCATCCGCGCCCATGTCCCGTCACGCCGCAGAACCTTGGCGTCTAGGGGTTGCGCCTTTCCCATGGCAGGCCGTCCGGCCAGCACGGTCAGCGTGCCGTCCTCCAGCCCGCCCGTCATCTCATCCACGGCGTTGAAACCCGTGGACAGCCCTGCCGGCCCTTGGCGCTTGGCCGCTTCGTCGGCCCGCAATATGGCGAGGTCCATTGCCTCGTCCAGCGACATGCAGGCACGGTTGCTGGCGCGTCCGCTCACGAGATGGTCCAGGCCAGCCATAGCCTGCGCGATGGCCCCGTCCGCCGATCCATCAGGCGTCAGGGCGAACGCGCTTTCGTGCATCTTGGCCGCCAGGCCGACCAAGGCCCGGCGCCGGTGCATGTCCGTCACCAGGTCGGCGTACTGCGCGATGCTGCCGGGCAGGTAGGATACGACAGCGGACAGCAGCCCGGCGATGCGGGTGCGGCCTTCCGGGTCGTTGATCGCAAGGGCCTGCGCCACCGCGACGGCGGCCGGGATACCGGGCTTGCCGACCTCGACCAAGACGCGGTGGATGTCTTCATGCGCTGGCTGCCCGTAGTGTTCCGGGCTGAACGCACTGGGCAGTGCCGACAGGAGTTGCGGCTTGGTCAGCAGCGCGCCCAGCAGCGCCTGTTCGGCCATGTCGTTGATGAGCGCGCCGCGGCCGGTGTGGTCGCGGGGGGAAGCGTCAACCATGCGCCGCCTCCAACTGCCGGAGCTGATCCATCATGGACAGCGTGCCGTCCATCTCCAGCGCCGCCGACGCAGGATCGGGGTTGGTCTGAAGCCATGCGGCCAAGGCACGCATCATGGCTTGGCGGGCATCCACGAACGCGGCGTATGGGTGCGGCGGTCGGCAGGGCGGTGGCGGGACGAAGCCGGAGCCGGGGAGCGGGATGATGTTGGACATGATTCCGTCCCCCTACCGCTTCGCTTTGTTCAGAAGCGCCAAGCAGCGAGCCAAGCCGCCCGGCTCAACGCACGCCGCGGCCGGGCTTTTCCCGTCCAGCGCCGGATTGACCCCCTTGCACCATAACAGGCCGCGCTCTTCGGACCGGAAGTGCCGTGCAGCAGTCGTCACCAGTTCAGCCAGGGCTTCCACCTCCGCCGTGTCCTTGGCAGCACGCTTAGAAACCTCGACCCGCAACGCATCCCAATGCTGAAACCTACAGTTGGCATCTGTCTGAGTATTAGGCGAGGTGAGACGCAATCCCCGCTCGTCGATTCCTGATTTATCCATCCAGACCCGCGCATCATCGTCACCCAACATCTTGGTTGCATATTTCAGCAACTCAGCACGCATCTGGTAAAGCCGCGTTATATTGTTCTCTACGCGATCCGCATCGGCAGCTTCGCGCGCCGCTTCACGCTTGGCATAGTTCGCTTGATAGCGCGCGGTCTCTTCAGCTCGGCGTCGCTGTTCCTCAGCCTCATCGGCCTCTTTCTGGCGTCGCGCTTCTTCGTCGGCCAAAGAACGCAGATGCCGATCTTGCGCCCGCTGCGCCTCTACGTCAGCGCGCAGGATGGCTAGCGCAGCCGGCTCTTTCGGATGATAGAGCCACTGGCGGGGAGCAAGGCGCAGAACGGTATTCTGCAACGCTTCAAACGAGGTGTCACGCCGCACTTGCGATAGGTCAATCTCAACGGTCGCCGCCTGACGCTGGCCGATGGCCGCGATCTTCTCTGGGCCGCAGGGATGCGTGACGGCCACCTCGACCCATAGCGCGCGATCCCGCCGGTAGCCCACGATGTCCGGGCGGATGCCGCCCTGCCAGACCTCAAGCTCTACACGGTCAAACCTAGCAGTCGCGCTGTGTGCCACCACGCGGACATGCTCGTACCATGAAACTTGGACCGGCGGCACGGCCAGCCAGCCGGCGTCGGCGACGATCTGCTTGGCCAGCTTGTGCAGCATCGTCTCGTAGGCGCCTTCGCAGCCTAGGCCGCTTTCGTGCGCGAAGTGATGCCGGATTACATCGCCCTTCTTGGCGACCAGCCGGGCGCGGCATTCAGGGCAGACTAGGGCGCACGCGATGCCGCGTGGCACATCGGCCACGGCAACGAGGCGCCCGTCAGCGGCTTCGCCATAGGGAAGGCCGCTATCGTTCTCAGATGGATTGCACACGGGCGCAATTCGCCCGTATAGGGTCGGACCGGATGTCATCATGTGCCCCTTCAAGAGCATGGTGGTGTCCAGGGGGCCGGAGGCGTCGCAAGCGTCGCCGGTCCCCACCGCGCAGTTGTCGGCGCGGCAATCTAAAACATACCCCGAATCCGCCCTGCGCATCAAGGCTTTACCCCCTCGCGCCGCGTCCCCACGCTCACCACCGCCCCGCTCCGCGCGACCACCGGCACGCACCCCCGCGGCACGGTCAGCAGCGTGCCGACCGGCAGCTTCGGGGCGGCGGAGCCAGCCGTGGGCGGTGGCGGGGAGGGCGTCGCTATTCATCATCGTCCGCCTCGTCATCCTGCGTGCAAGGGCAGGGTTCATCGTCGGACGGCGATAGCGTCGCTAGGTTACGAAGCACGCCGGACCCGCCGCATTTCGAGCAGGCATTTCCATCCTCGTCTCGCATCAGGAACCGGCTCATGCCCCCAGCCCCTCCACCGCGGCTACCAGCCCCAACCGCCCCGCACCCGTTCGCGTCCCAACGATGGCCAGCCGCCAGGACGGGCCGGTGACGGTGCCAACCCAGCCGCCGTCATTTCCCAGCCACATCAGCAGTGGCCACGAACCGCCGACTTGCTCTGTCAGGTCCGCCGTAATGCCGAGGTCGTCGGCCTGAACCAAAAGGATGCCGACATGGGCCACGAACAGCCGCAGCGCCAAGCACCGCGCCGACACCACGTTGCCTTGGATGTGCAGTATCCAGTCATGCGCGTTCCGCAGTTCGCCGCCGACGTGCCCGCCGGGGTTGAGTGACAGGCGCCCGCGCCACACCAGGTCCAGCGCGGGCGCCGGGTTGCGCGGCGGCGGTGCGAACATGGCAGCGGCCATGCGCAGGTGCGCAGCGCTCGGCTTGGGCGGCATCCGGCGGGTGCGGGCGGTCATAGCGTGCCGATCTCCAGCACCGCGCCAGGCTCGCGCCCGTAGAACTTGTGGACCCGCACATCTACGAGCTGGCTGTCATCGCGCCACACGACCTTGTTCAGCGCGTCCGCCAGCAGTTTGAGCGTGTTGTCGGCATCGGGCTTGCCGGTCGGACGCAGCAGACCCGCCAGCGCAGCCGTCTGCTTGCGCTTGGACCATGATGCCGGGATGCCCACGGTGATGCCCACAAGCAGGCTTAGCGGCCCTTCTAGGCACGGCTGGCCAACGGCCTGGACGGCGCAGTGCCGCACCCAGGCTTCCGCGTTCAGCGTCTTGGCATCCGTATAGGTGCGTCCGCCCCCGAACCGCGGCCGGCCCTTGCCGCGGATATCGCCAGGGACATGGATGGTTAAAAGATCAAAAGGCATCGCTAGCCCTTTGCATACGCATCCATTGCGCCGTGCGTTGCTTCGCGCATATGATGCATACTCGCGTGACACTTCCGCGCCGCAACCTCGTGCGTGTATTGTCGGGACTGTACTTGTGACCTTGGGCGCAATGTGTCTTTCCGGCTTGATATCTGTTATGAAGGCGTAGCTTCTTTGCTGCGTCATTGGCATTGTCCGCAGCAGTTCCCCAGAATAAGTGAGCAGGGTTCACGCAACTCGGATTGTCACAGTGGTGGCAGGCAAACATTCCGCCACTATTCCGGCGTCCAGACAACTCCAAGGCAACATGCGTAGCTGGCATGTTGCGGCCCTTGGAACTGATGGTGCCGTACCCTTGCTTGTTGCCCGTGCCGAGCCAAAGATGACAACCGCTGTTCGGTTCAGGCATCCATTTGGCAAAGAAGCGTTCGGGCAAAGTGCCTTTGTGATCTACAGGATAGCTCATTCTTGCGCGCCCCCGTCCAGCACCCGACCGCACCGCACCGCCAGCTCGGACACCTCTGCGGCCATCGCCTCGCGCCCCTCGCCCGCCGCCAGCCCGGCGCGGACCTGTGGCAAGTGTCCCGTTGCCCGAGTACTAGCGAACTCACCGAAGTACTTGTGCAGCGCCGCGGTATGTGCGGCGCTGGCTTCCTCTGCGGTCGGGAACAATCCCAGATGAATGCACTTACGTCTCACATAGATTTTGGCGCGGAATGCATTACGCTTCTTGCTAACGCCTCTAAACCCAGAAACGTTATTCTTTTGCAGACTTCTGTTTCCTCCCTGCTGATGCATTGTGGCGAGACGAAGGTTTGCCAGTCTATTATCAGAACGATTCCCGTTTATATGATCGATAGTCAACTCAGGCCAAGCGCCATGCACTACAGCCCAGATTATTCTATGTTCTGCGACAGCTTTGTTGCCCGAGAATCTCACATGGCGATACCCGGTGCGAGTTGTATTGCCGATACGTGCGCCCCGCTTGCGATTGCCTCGGCTTTTGTTCAGCCGCAACCATCCTAAGTCAGCATCATAGAAGAAGAGATCGCGCAAAACGGCTACGGAAGGCAGATTAGCCACTGGCTGGATCGGCATTATACGTCTCCAATGACCATGAAGAAGCCCAGCAGCCAGCGCATGGCGCGGGGGGTCACGGCAGCCATCCGATCACCGGCGCGCTAACATGCGAGTGATCCCAGACGAACCACGCATACGCCACAGTCCCCCCGCTCGCTGGAACATCGGTTCCACCCGGCGGCATGGACACCCGCCTGTGCGACACCCACACGCGAGCAAGGGGCGTCTCCCGGAACAGCGCCTGCCGCCGCGTGCTTTCGAGCAGCGCCAGCCGGGCCAGGATCGCGACCTTGCTGCGTGCCAGCGTCAATGCGTGCCGGATGTAGGGTTCGATCACGCCGTAAGGCGGGTTGGTAACGATGTTGTCCGTAGACTTGGTCGTGCTAAAGAAGTCCACGCCGGTCCTGCCGTAGCCGCGGTCCGCCAAGTCAGACCCGTAGCAGGGTAGTCCGCGTGCCAGCATAGCTTCGGGGATCGTGCCGCCGCCGCAGGACGGGTCCCAGGACAGGCCGGTGAAGCGCTCCCGGTCAAGCAAGGCATTCACGACCCAGGCTGGCTCTTGATACCAGTCAGCCTCAGCCCGCGCATATCCTGACGCTTTCATCCCCACCGCCTCCTCACCGCAAGCCCCGCCAGCGCCACCGCGATCATGGCCACGCCAGGCGGGCACGGCACGTCGGTCGGCGTGTCGGACGTAGGCAGGGGCCTTCCACCCCTCGGGGGCGACGCGCCGCCCTCTGCCGGGATGGGGAGCGACCCCGCAGGCCCGGCACCTACCGACAAGGCCAGGGTCGCCCTTTGTGGCACCCCCAGCATCGCCGGAACCTCGTAAGCGGTCCCCACCGCAGGCAGCCCGCCGGGGACCAAGGCGGATGGTGGCGAGGAGGTTATTGGCCTACTCCACTGGCCACCTGCGTATCCGTATCCGCCGCCGAACCCCGGCCCATACCCGCCCGGCCCGAACGGCAGCGCGCTTTGAACCCAACCCGGCGCCCCGATCCACGGCAGCGCGGGCGCGGCAGGCGCGGCCGGCAGCGCAGCGCCCGACAGTCCGCCGCACGCGATGGACAACGCGATGGCGCGCTGCGCCGGGCCTGGATGGGCGAACCAGCGCCAGACGCGCACGCACCGCGTCCAGTCGGTGGTGTATCGCCAGGTCATCGCACACCCCGCGCGACTTCATCGTGGACGATCTGATGCAGACAGGTTGGAGTCTGCATGCACCACAACTCGCGGCGTGCTGAGATCAGCAACCCGGCCATAACGCCGCAGAGAAGGATCGCGCCGAAGATCGCGGCAGGGACGAGGTTGTAGTGACGCATCACGACCGCCCCCGCCGCTCGCTTAAGCGCCGCTCTACCGCCGCAGCAGCCGCGCCGCCGCAATCCTGGCCCGGTCCGCCCGCCGGCCCGCGAACTCCGAGACCCAAACCGCCGCGTGCGATACCCGCGCCCACGTCCACATGCGCGCCCTGGCGAACCGCCGCCTGCAATTCCGCATTCCGTGCCCTCGCTGCTGCGACGCGCGCCAGGAGCGCCGTCATTGCCTGTTCGTCCCGCGCCGCCGCTTCCACCGCCTGGTCGAACGACATGGCCCGCCGTTGCTTGCGCCAAGCTCGGCAGGCTTCCAGCCCGGCGTTCCAGGCGCGCGCCATGACCTTGGCCGCGTGCGGGCCGTCATAGGCGGCGCACAGGTCCGCCGTGAACTGTTCCGCGTGGGTCATGGGGACGCTCGTCCCCATCCGTTTCGTTGTGTGCATCGGGCCTGTCCTGCATGGTCGGTTCCGATGCGAACCGGACCTCCAGCAGTGATCTCACCCAACCCAAAAGAGCCGGCCTGGCGCGTCAACGCCGGGCCGGCTTTGGTCCTGCGAACGCCAGGATATCCAAGCTGCGACGTATCAACCGCAGCTTGCGCCTTCTCAACAGTGGCGAAGGTGCCCACGCTGATTGTTTTGACGCCATTCCAGACGGAAGCTCGAAACTTCCCTTCGTTGATAGACACGCCCTTTGGCAGACCAGACTTCTTGCCAATAGAGATGACCGTAGGCTGCGGACGAGCCTCTGGTGTTGCCCCTCCATCCAATTCCCGGTGCCGTTCTTTATGATGCAATTGACAAAGCCACATCACCGAAAGCGGAAGCGCGTAATCATCGTGGTGCGCGTGAACACGAACATTTGTCCCGCAACGCTCACATGGCACTCGAGTCAAAGCGCCAACTCGCACTGCTTTTTCGACATACCTATGAGCAGCACGCTTTTCAGGGTTAGCCGCATTCCAGGCATGGTTCTTAGCGGCGCTGTATCCCGGATTATCTGCCCTAAGTCGGCGTTGCCGGGCGGCATTTGCCTCACGACTTTCCGCCATTATGTCGCCTCCATCGCAGGCACGTCCGTCACGCCGGGCCGCAGCCCAGCCTCTGTGGCCGCGCGCTCGAAGGCGGCGACGATCTCAATGCACGGCCCGCAGGCCACGCCCAGCGCGATATGCTCCAGCGTGCAGCAGTTCGCCATCTACGCCGCCTCCGCCAGCCGACGCGGCGTGAAGCACACGGCGACGTGGCACGGGCAGTACGACCGGGCGCGTGCCCGCGGCTGGCCGCAGAACAGCGCCGGCTTCGGCACCGGGCCGGATGGCCACAGCGGGAAGCGGCAGCCGCCCTCGCCCGTCGTGCCACCGTCCGGCGGCAGCGGGATCGCCTCTATGGCCGGCGCCTGCTTGATGACGACCGGCTGCACAGCGCGCGACGGTCTCGCCTTGCCTTCGCCCTTGGCAGCACGGCGCGGCGGCAAGGCCATCTCGCGCACCTTGCGATTGATGGTGCTGCGGCCCAGCCCCACCCGAGCGACGATTTGCGGCATGGTCATGTCCAGGCGCGGCCACAGCGCCCGCAGCAGGTCCAGCCGCTCCGGCGTCCAGGATACCGGCATCCCAGCCTTGATGGCCTGGCCGCGCCCCGGCATCGGCGCGCGCGCCAGGGCCATCTGCCGCAATCTCTCCTTCGTCTCCGGCGTATGGGGGCGTCCGCCGTTGCCGCCGCGGTTGCGGGTCGGCGATGCGGCGGACAGCGGCGACGGCCGGGCCGGCAGTCCCATGCGCCGAGCCTTGCACACGACGGCGCCCTTGCTGGCGCCCAGGTCACGTCCAATGTCGGCCGCGGACAGCGACACGTCCGGCCACAGGTCCCGCAGCCGCGCGATGCGCTCCGGCGTCCAAGTTGACGGCGGCCGGACGTGCGACACTGGCTTGATCGCAGCCAGCATGACGGCGCGGTGGGAGGGATCGGCCCAGCGTGCCTTCGCCGCCGCCGACAGCGCCGCCCGCGTGGCGTCCGATGCCGTGCGCCCCTTGTTCGGCGACGGCTTGCCCTTGCGGGCGGCCGACATGATCGCGCGGGACTCCGCCGTATGAGTTTTGCCCAGTCGCGCCGCCGCCAGCTTGGCGCGCGTCTCTGGCGTCTGTGCCCGCGTCTTGCCGATCTCGGACAGCTTGGCGCGGCTCTGCGCCGTGTGCGGCCGACCGCTCACCGCCAGCCCCCGCAGATGATGAACACCAGCGGCACCAGCAGCACGCCCAGCAAGGCGCCCGCCACCGTCAGCATCACGGCGTTGACGATGCCGCGGGCCGCGTCGAGGTCGTCGCGCCGGGCGGGGTCGCGCATCAGGACGCCTCCATCCCGGCATCAGCCGGCGCCGCCCAGCCGCCGCGCAGGAACGCGAGGCGATTGCAGACCGTGCCCTGCGAGCAGCCCAGCCGCCGGGCCATTTGGCGTTGCAGGACGCCGGCCGCCTCCCACTCAAGCAGCGCAGCGTCGTGCACGCCGGCCGTGACCGGGTGCATCGGCAACCCGCGGTTGCGCGTCGTCACGGCAGCCAGCCCAGCGCCAGGGCGGCGGACCCGGCGGCCGCCGCCAGCAGGCACGCGGCTGCGAACAGAAACAACATGCGGTCCGGCAGCGGCATCGGGCCAAGATTGTTGGGGAGCGGATCGGCAGGCGACGGTGCCGGGTCCGCAGCGGGCCGCACCAGCTCGCCGCGAGCGTGGCGGGCCTGCATGTCGTGAAGCCAGGCGCGGTTCATGCGGCCCTCTCCGTGGACAGCAGGGGCCGGCGGGGTAGGGTGCGGGCGAAGTCGGGATGGAGGATGGGTTGCTGCGATGGATAGCGGTGGCGCTGCTGTGCGCGGGCGTCGTACGGGCGCAGACGCAAGACGACCTGCCGACCGATACTGCACGGCTCCGGGAATTGCAGAACGCCGGCCGGATCAGCGAAAGCGCCGCCTATTGCGGTTTGCTGCCGCAGCAGACGGAACTCGTGCTGGGGAAGGCTATGGACCGGGCATTCGCCTATCTGAGCGCCGCCGAGGCCAGGAACGCTACAACCGCCTTGGAGCGCGGCGCGGCGGAAGCGCGGCAGGCGGGGCTGAAGCCAGGGGCGCCCGGATGCACCGCGGCCGTGCGAGAGTTCGCCAGCCTGGCCACTCAAAGCGGTGTAACGGCAGCGCAGATGAAGGCTGCGGCCATTGGGCGCTGACATCAGGCAGCTACCGGCTGCGCTTCAAGCGCGAGCTGGGGACGACGCGGGCGATGCGTGCCTCGAAGGGCGTCCACCGTGACGCTCGCAACCTCAAGCCGTTCAGCTTCCGCCAGCAGGTCCGGCCAGAACTTCGAAGGGATGCCGGCCTTATACCACTGCGTCACCGCGTTGCGCTTTGCGCCCGTCAGCTCCGCCACCCGGTTCCGGCCGCCCACGGCGATGATGATCTCTGTCGCTGTCATTCAGCATAAATGACAGCATTTCTGTTATCATGCAAGGGGCATGTTGCCAGAACGTCTGGCGTGCGCTGCCAGCTAAGCTGCGGCACCTATTTCATCATGGAAGACCCCACCTCTCCGACTGCCGTTGCCAGACGCCTACGGGCGATCATGCTCGATGCCCGGTTGCCCGATGTGCAGGCGCTGGCCGATCTTGCGGGTGCCGAGCGCAACGCCGTCTCTAACTGGTTGAACGGCTACAACCTTCCACCCGTTAGCAAGGCCGCCAAGCTCGCGGACGAGCTAAAACTCAACCTGGACTGGCTTTACCGGGGCGTGGCAGATCACTTGCCGATGGCGACCGGCATCCGGCTGACGGCCTTGGTTGAACGGCTGGCGAACCAGGCTCAATCCAATGAGCCGGCGGCTCCGGGGGCGGCCCAGGGGGCAAAACGCGGGCGGCCCCGTAAGAAGGTGCCGGCCAGCGACTGACGCGGTTCCAAGGCCCCATGGCGTCTCCCTACCCTCATCCGCCGCTCATTCTTGAGGCTGCGCCGGAACATTATACGAACATCTGCGGTGGCCAGATGCAACCCTAACAGGTCGCCTATCTACGAGTGACATTTTTTCTGTTATAGTCCTTGACCGCCTAACAGAAATCCTGTCATATGCCCCTAGCCGATCCCCGGCAGGAGCAACGCCAGTGCAGACCCAACCCGCCCCCGCTGCCAATCCTCTCGCACCGTCTGGCCCCATAGTGGTGCAGTTCGGCACCGGGGACGCCGCC